CATGTGGCACCCCCGCAAGGTTATTGGCTATTTAGGCGGACACTCGCGGTGCGTATACATACACTCGCGGCCTGCTTCGTAGGCTTCTACTTCATATGGGACCTGCCTATACCCGCGTCGTAGCCAGTACCACGCATACTTGATGGGGAATAGCAACCCATCGCGTTGCATCTGCCTTACATGAGTGAGCTCGTGGCGTAGCATGCATGGGTCGCTCAACGACTTGCGCACGATAAACACGTTGCGCCCGAGCGTCACTCCGCCGGCCCAGCGTGGAATGAGCTTCTCGGCCACGTACACGCGCACTGGGCCCGTGCTAGGGCAGCGTACCACGCGCGATGGCTTTGCTCGCACGATGAATCGATAAAAGAACGCAACAAGATCAGCCAGCCTCATAAAAAGAAAAACGTTTAACCGATGAAGCATAGCGCACCCCCAAACAAAAAGTGCCGCGGCGGTGTAGCCGCGGCACTTAATACGTGTTATTGCGACCTACTTGCCGTTCACTAGCTTGTCTAAGACCCTAATCAACCACGGCGGATCTGCATAAATAATGTCGTACATGGCTACGCTTTAGCACTGTCTAAAAGGCCCGATGGCGATCACAACTTCGCCTTTCCCGTTGCGAGCAACCATAACCTTCGTTCAATAGCGAGGCTAACCTCTTCATCCTAGCGATCATCTTCTACCATTATTGCAATCCACGCCTCTCATGTATTGTAGCTCCCCAACTATTGCTTATTAGCACTCGGTACAGCATGGCGAGCTCATCATCGTCAACGCCGCTCTTAACAGCGCGTTCGATTTCCCTCCAGGCGTGCCAGAACATACCTCCATGCCTTGAATCGCTCGGCGGAGGTGGGACTGGCGGATAGCCCTTCATCGCGTATTCGCGCACCCTGTCCAAGTCCCACCCCTTTCTTAGTATGCCCATGCCCTTACCTTACCGGACAATGCCCCGAATCGCAATCCGACTCGATGTCGTCTACGGCCATAAACAACCCGAAGCCGCCCTCGATCTGATCCAAGACCTTCCGGTCGAACCGTGGCATCTTAGCCTTGAGCTCCTTGTAGCGCCCCTCTGGAATCGCCTCGTAGGGCTGTTGCGGGTAAACCGACGTGTCCTTGCGCAAGAAGCTAATCCCCACAATGGAGTCCCAGTTCTCGTGTAGCCAATCCACAACCCGATCCACCTCGTCTTCCCCTACGGCTACGGTAATAGAGGTGTTGTGATCAGTCCAGTGCTGCATAGAGAGCTTGTAGCGCTCGAGCATCTCGATAGCCGACACCTCGTTCGCACTACGTTTTGCCGGCGTCGCAACAGGAAACTCGAACACAAGTGTGTTCGGGGCAAAAAGGTCTTTCTCGTGCGGGAATCCAAGCTGTACGAGCGCTTGGGCAACGGCGTCATCCTCGCTAATGCGCACACGGCGGATGTAGTACGGAGCGTATGCATCATGGATGCCGGCGGATACACCTGGAAGCAGGCTCCACGTTCCCTCTGGTTTCACGGTGGTCATGAGCTTAGGTAAGGGAATTCCCATGTATCGGGCATAGCGCTTCGCCTCTTCGTGGACCACATCGCGCATGAACCGCCACAGCCTCGCCACCTTATCGTCATCGTAGCTAGCTAGTGTAATCGCGTCCATGAAGCCGGTGAATGAAACACCGATGAGGCGATCCTCGCTCTGCACCCTACCCCAATCAGCTAGCCGACCGCCAATGTCGACGTTTGTAATGCGCATGGCATGGCGGGTGGCTAGACGTAGGGCAGAAGCGAGGCCGTCGGTGTCAATGCCTTGCTGGGATGCGAAGGCACGGATGTTGGTAGTGGTAAGGTTGCAGAAGCCCTTGTTGCGCAGCAAAATCTCCGAGCAATTACCGCTATGGCACGTCGGCAAATCAAATGAGTTCGTTGTCGGCACGCCAAGGCAATAAACATCCTCTCGCTTACCAGTATCAACTACACGCACAACGCGAACCGGCTTCTCGCGCAAATCATACGGGCCCCGCGTGGGCTCACCAAAACCGAACTCGGCAACAAACCGAGCCGCATTGGAAACGGTGAGGCGGTAAACGTCCTTAGTGTCGTATAGGGCTTTGCCGCCATGCCCATCGGGCATGCTACGCTTGCCACCGCGCCGCATCAACGCGATATGCGAGCGAATACCAAAGAGGCGCAACAGCGCTTGTACGTCCTGCAAAAGCGACTTGCGAATGGAAGACAGTTGAACAAGCCAGCCATTTTGGCCGTAAGCAATATGCCCGTCGCTCTCAAAGAGTCCGCGGATAAAAGCGGAAACAGTTTCCTTGTCGCCTTCAAGGACATATTTCGGAACGCGATCTTTGGGTACGCACTCGCGCTCACCCGTGAAATACATCACCATTCGCCCAGCAGAGTCGCGCGTAAACTGCTTGCCGGCCGCACGCTCAATGGCGCTAGCATACTTGAACTTTGGCGGATACAAGTATAGCTTTGCCCAGCGCTTGCCCTTGCCGTGCCACGTACCATCGCCGACAAGCCACCCATCAATGTAAGCATCGTTAGGACGATGCACGCTACCAAACCACTTGTCGCCGCCAAAGCGCGAAGGCATAAGCTCGTCCCCCAGCTCCAAGTGTTGCGCCTGCTTCTTGGTTCCATCCGCAAGGACAAACTCGTGCCACGGCGTCACCTCGTACTCGGAGCCATCGGAAAGTTCCACCCTTAGAATCGGTTCATTCTCGCCGGTCTTCTCCGCCTTCGCGTAAACAATGTTGCCGTCGCCGTCAAGAATCGGAACAAGCTGACCATCGAGCTCGGCAATGAACTTTAGGCCACCGCCAGCAACGGGAATGAGCGTATCGCCAACTAGGCACGGGTTTACGCCATCAAACTCCCCATTGCGTCTACGATTTGCCTCAGATGCGTTGATAAAACCTGGCTCTCCATACTCTAGAATCGACTCCATCAAGCTAGAAATACGCGCCTTGCTGGGTCGCTCCCAAAAGAGTAGCGAGTTGTTCGATTGCGCCCGCCATGGAGGAATCTTTCCGCGTGGAATGGCGCCTTGCGCAATCCACTCCCGCGCCTCATCGATGGTGGCCCACTCACCGGTCTTCGCACGAGCAAACTCATCGGAGTCACCAAGCCCAATCTGGGCACTGCGGCGCGTACCACCTGCCACAGTGGCGCGGGCGATGAGATTTGCCAAGTCAAGCGCCTTGGTATCCGTCCACTCGTGCGGCCTATTGGCGTCAAAGAGTACGAGGTTCGCGAACACAAAAAACTCGATGAGCGGTTCTGGTCCAGAGGCATATCCGCCAAACCGCTTGAGGCGCTCACCTTTTGGGCGCACAGAGTTGGCATCAATGCGGATGATCGGTACGCCATCGGCGATAAGCTCGAGGAAGAGCTTGATGGCGTCCGCCCACCCCTCACGAGAATCGCCAATGACTAGACGCGGAACACCATCCCCGTCAGCAACAAGCCGTGTATGCTCTGAGTATTTGGCGCTCTCGTACCCATAGAACTCATATGGTACGACTATGAGTGCAGGCTTGCGCTTGAGGGGAATCGTCTCGTTAAGGCGAGCAACCACGTCTTGCGTAACTCGGAAACCAACGCCGGCGCCAGACATGAGCAAAAGCTGCATGTCGTGAAACGCCTTTGGGTCGTCAAGCATCTCAAAGGCGCAATTGAAATTTGCTTCCGGGTTGGAATACGAAAGTGGCGTATCACCAATCCATAGCGTGCGCCCAGCAGGCGCTCCTTTGAGCGAGTACCACAGGTCGAAAAGTGCCTCTTCCTCACCATCTTCTAGCGGCCCGAGCGACTTGGAGTAGTTGACAGCGCGACGCACGGTCTCATGCCAGTATTCGCGACGCCGTTTGTCGGGAAGGAACCTCGAGTAAGTGCGGAGGTAGATGATTTCGCCGATAGGACCCCACGGAACGTTAGCATCTTGCATACAACACCTCCATAGACGAAAAATCGCGGGGTGCCACTAGGCACCCCGCTTAGTATAACCCACTACTTCTTCTTCCGCTTCTTCTTCTTGCTCTTGCAGGCCATCCTAATCACCCCCTCTCTTCACGTTGTAAGAAACGGTGGCTACATACCCATCTTCAGGGTGGTAAAGGATGGCCTCACTTGCACGAATCGAATGATACCCTTGCCTAGTATGCCAGGCATCGGCGGCGCTAAGCGATGGAAGCACGCGAATGCGAACGCCGCCGCTCTCTAGCGTGGGGAGAAAGACCACCTCGCGCTTGGCGTGAAAGTGCCCCAGCAACCACTCGTGCCACTCGGCAAGCCCCCACTCGCGCCGCGCTTCCTTCGCCATAACCGATGGCAGGAGCTTTAGGTCAACGCGGTCTCCGTGCGTGATGCCAAGGAGCACTTTGCCGAAGAGGTAGTAGTTGCGCGGATGGGGTGTATTGATGATCTTGACGTGCGGCGCATTGGCGTAGCGCATCTCGAGCGCGATGCCAAGCGTTTGAGCCTTCTCGGTATCGTGATTACCGGGTTGGATGACCACATCCACTGGCGCAAGTTGGGCCATGCGCTCAATGGACTCAATGACCGCCTCAAGCGCCGCCCGGTATGCCTTTTGCCAGCGCCCGTCGGAGTCTACCCGCGTACCGGCCGTGGTCGTCGAGTCAACGCCGCTATCAATGTGGAGCAAGTCGTTGCCGACGACGAAGAGTATCTTGCCGATGTCGCCGAAGCGGGAGGCGCGATCAACAAGCGATAGCGCCGCCTCTACGTACAAACGCTTAGCAATGTGCACGTCATAGTTGTCGCCAGCTTCCGGGGCCCATGCGTACTTGCCAATGTGAGCGTCAGCCACACTTACCACGAGTAGGTGCTCACCGTGCGGCTCTACTGGCGCACAATCGCATGGTTCGATGGATAGTGAGCGTACAGCCTCTTCAATGGCGGCCGCGATCGACTGGCGTAAGCGTGCCTTAACCTGGAAGAACTGCTGTACGCCGCCATCCTTTGCCGGGCCCTCCCACGAGTTAACGGTAAAGTGCTCGACAATCCACCGCTTGCGATCCACTTGAGCGGCGTCAAGCAGCTCGTCCAGTGTGCGTATGCGCCCTACCGACTCAACGCTAATGGCACGCTCGTCGCCAGAAACACGCACATTGTTGCTAGCGCCACGCAAGAGCTCGATGATGCGCTTTGCGCGGTTGTAGCCGATGCCAAAGTGCCGACGAAGACGCTTGATGGAAGGTTTGAGGCCGTCCCGAAGGACGACCTCGATGATTTCCCTATCGGTCATGGCCCAACAATGACACCGTTCGGCTCGTAAAATTTAATAAAGTCAGTCCCAGTACCATTATTGAGCAACCCATACGCACCAAAACGCCCGATTGGGCTTGGCTTTTTAGCGCCAGAGAGTAAGCACTCCGCACCCTCCGGCGCAAGGAATCCACACAAACCAAACTGCATTGTCTTTTGCACGCCGCCGTGAAGGTGTGGCACACCAATAATGCGGTCATCTTCTGGCGGCGAAAAACCGCTAATCGCGAAAGATAGCGCAAGGATCGAACGGAAAAAGAGGAAGCTATACCAAGAGATCGAAGATCCACTACCGCTATCCCAAAGCTGAAACACGGAAAAGTTGGTAAGATCGCTTGTCCATGCAATATACAAGTTGTTGGAAGAATCGTATCCAAAAATATATAGAACTCCATCATACACAGCAAGATACGCCACAGATGACATAGGTGACGGCAATGTTACCGATGTATTAGTCATCGTGGAGTCAAGTACGCTTAGCGTGTTGGAACGATATGCCACCACAAGCTTATCGCTAAAAATTGCATAGTCAGCTAGCGGTCCGCCAGTGAGAATGTTGCCGTGGTGGGTAATGGTGGTCAGGTCATCCGTTGATGACAATACCCCAAAACCATCGCTCACCAAGAGCGTCGGCGTGGCCCATCCACCCATATACGCAATCACTGCAAGTGGGCCATATCGTTGGTTTGCAGGATCAGAGTCATCGTACTTGGTAGTAAAGGTGGGGTAGTCGGTCGTTGTGGCAAGCTGTACCACAGAATACCCGGTTGACGGGTCCTGATACGAGAGAATGATCTTCGCAGAATAATACCCAGCAACCAAAATGTTGCCTGGAGCAGTATACTCCGACGTGCTGTGCACATACCAAAGCTTGGCTGCGTTGTCGGTTAGGACCACCAAGCTCCCACCGTCAACGACGTGCGCTTTTCCACCGCCCTGGTCCGCATATGCCGTGTTAGCGATGGTCTTCTTACTCACTGGAGCAGCACTCAAAAGATGTAGCGCATCAAGCTGTAGCTGAATCGACGAGTCAAGCTCATCCAAAATATCAATATGCGTATTAGGATCAAAAGATGTAGCGCTCCGATCGTATGGATCTCCAACAGCTGGCCGCCTAATGCCAGCCCATCGAGTGTTTGCCATCTAGCTCACCCCTTTCATCCACTATAGCGACTCGCACCACCAGTGCCAGTACGGATTAGCGCAAACCGTTCCGCGCCTACGTATGCGGTTTGCTAGTGGCTTGGCCTCGTCAAGCCAAATCGTGCGTGGCAAACGCGCATAGTATGCATACGATCCAGGATGCAAGCCGATTTTGTGCGCACTCTCGTAGTTCCTGAGCCATAACACCGTAATCTTATCGAAGCCAGGCGGGTATAGCTGCACCATGCCGACTACACGATCCGGCATGTTCTGGCCGCTGGCCTGCCAATCGTAATATATCCGCGGTGGCTCCCCAATCACCACCCACACGTCGCCGGCTTCGCTTGGCATGGCTAACCACTCTTCACCGCGGCGTGCGTTCTCGAATGTCGTCCCGGTATAGCTATCAAGCCAATGGTAAGTCGAATCGTTGCCGTAAAAGTACACATGCGTGCGCCACGGCTCGCCTTCTCCATACGACGTTCCAGGATATGCGCACGTCGGGCAGATGGGCACAACCAACCCCTTAACCGGCTCACCGGTAAAAAAACGCATGGTTTCACTAGTAGGAATCGCATCGTAAATGAACGAGTAATCGGTGCCGCTTACATCACCAGAGCTTTCTTCGAGCGCACGTCTTGCACCATCAACATCAAAGGCAACACCAACAATGGGTGTATACAAAAACCCGGAAAACCAAAAATCTCCAGCGGGCGGGGCCCACGTCGCTGGGGCAACCCACATGATGTTCGCATCGAGTGAATCAAAATCCCGCATTCGTGGGTATTTGCGCGTAATGGCCCCACCAGCATGGTAATAAGTGCCAGGATATAGCGCCTCTGTAAAATCGATTGCAGTGCGCCCCCTCGGAAAACACGCATACACCTCATTGGACACACTTTTTGCTGTTACGCAATAACCGAACCGAGTATTCAAGATGTCAAACCCATCGCCACGCAAAAGCAATTCGCCATCGGGATCATTCGCCGCCAAAACTATGTCGTCCCGCGCGGTGCAGGTTTCGCGGTACGTATCATCGCACGACGCTGGCGCACACGAATCTTGATTTTCTGGAGTGCAGCACCGCATCTTCACGATGTTTCGCGTGCAATAATCTTCTATGTACGTGTAAATGCTTGATGATCCATACCGATCGACGTTGCCGGCGACGCGATATGCACGCTCTTCGTCATTAAAAGAGCGTAGCCAATTATTTGCCGCAACAATATGCTTGCTATCCGTAGTTGTAGTGCATGTTGCGCTATCTATGGTAACAACTAGGCCAAACGATCGGTACTCTTCGACGGTGTGCGTTCCATTTGAATAGTCGATGCCAATCGCAAGGGCATAACCTTCCCTCTCGCGTGAATAGGATGAGCGCGTCTTATACTGATTGCCACCGCACGCAATGCACTCGCACGACGAGCGCTTTGGAGAACCAACCTCGTAGGCATCGGATAGAACAAGTCGACCTCGTATGCCGAATCCCTCACCAAGATCGTCTCCATACCGCAATAAGATAGTGCGCTCATGGCTTAAGCCAGTCGAATTGAGAATCGCATACTGCACGTAATCATCCTCAAGAAAAAGTGCGGATCCATCAATGCGGCTCACGGCATCAGACGACGTGCGTAGATCCACTCCCCTATAGTAGAACGACGCACGCCCATCGAGCGCGGTGCCAAGGTGTATACCGACGGAGCTATCCATACCAACAATCGCTTCTGGCATGGCTTTTAGTGATGCAACCAATGTGTGCGTGTTTTTAAAGAGCTCATCAACAATAAGAAAGCTTACTGACAAAGTGAGATATGTATCATCTAGGGGATTATCATAGTCGATGTATTGCGAACGGCGCGAAGTATCAAAATACAACAAACCAACGGGCCCAAAAAGCTTTCTCTTGCGCCCCAATGGCTTGCGACCGACAACGGCACGCTTACGTGGCATCGCCTTACTACGCACCACAGGTGTAGTGATAGCCACTAGTTGCTCACAATCGAAATGCACCCGCTCATCGAGTTGCGGGACGCGGTTCCCAGGCGCAACCCGAACGATGTGGACCTTTCCGTCGTCATCACGCACACGCAACGTGTGCCCACGGACGGAAATGACCACACCGCTCTTGATGTTGTCGCAGCACTCGCTCATATGAGAACCGCCCTCCCGCGTTTGTCTATAGCCACGTGCACCTGTGAACCTACGCCACGATACCTCCTGCCATTGGCGCGAGCGGTGATCGTGCGGCCGTCGCTAAGCCGCACGATCACCGTGTTCCCGCGCCATCCGATTACCTTACCCGAGGCCACCATGACTAGCTCCTAAAGTACACGACGGTGTAGCTTGCAATCAAATCGCCATTGCGCAACGAGAATGACGATTCGGTCACTAGGCCACCATTAAGGAAGTCGCCGGCAATCGGCACCGTACCGAGCTCCCCGCAATTCACACCCTCGTAGCGCAAGTAGCCGATCTGCTTGCGGGCATTAGCGGCATATTGCGCATACGGAGCACCGTCATCCATCGGTGGTACAGCAGGGATCGACGACGAACCGAAAGCGTAGTCTATGACGTGTAGGTTATTGAGGCACCGCGATGCCTGCTCGTTGTCATCCGGGAACGGAGACACGATGGGGGTGTAGAGGTTGAGCCCAGGCACGGTAATCGATTCGCTCCCAGCAGTGCCGCCAATCGGTACATCCTCCTCGTAGGTCGTAAGACCTTCACGCGGCGACGAGGTGGAACCGTAGCGACACTGCTCGCGCCCACAATCCGTGCGCTGGGTGGCCGCGCAATCCGAGTGTTGCGGGCCATTGTCGGTGACCTCGCTAAACGTCTCTAGCTCGGTTAACGCAAGCCCCTGCAGCGACGAACCGATCTCGTTGAGCACGTCACGCGAATCGCTAGACACGTAGAATGGAACACCATTGGTACGGTATCCGGTGTGGAGCCATAGACCATTACCGAGCGGCAACCACTTCTCAACGACATCGTACTGGCCGACGTACTTGAACGTCAGGCCGCTAGCTGTGAAATGAATCGTGTCAACCTTGACGGTGCGCTTGGAGTGTCTTGCAACATACCCCTTCGGTGCCCACTCATAGGTTTCCACCTCGTATCGGTAGACGAACTCTTGATTGGAAAGTTGGTTGTAAATCGCCTCGTTAATCGACGGATCCTCAGCAAGCGAAAGCACATTACGCCTAGTGATCGCCACACGTGTTGTGAGTGCATCAGGGCACGGCACGCCATCTCGCGCGATGTAACTGTAAAAAATCTCCATGATTTCGACAGGAAACATACGCTTCTCGTACCCAACAATCGTAAATCCACCTGCCAAAATTGGCCGCCATACCTCGTATGCAGTTTCGTATGCCTCGTAAACCACCACACCACACTGCTTGCGAATAGTGTGCGTAACAATTTTGTGAGCAACGTCATAATCCTCGGGCAGAAGAAGATCGCCGGGAAGCGTCGCGAACCCAACATAGTGAATGCGCGTGCGCGTCACCTCGGTGAGCTCGTAGGTGTCAAGCTCACTCGGCTCCTTGCGATCAGAGGCGCATTCATCGGGCGGCTGCTCGGGCTCATTAGCCTCCGGCCACGGCCCGCCGGTAACGTGAACAGACCTCGGAAGGCGCACAAGCTGCTCGGCCCTCTCATTAGCCCGAGGATCCGTCGGAACGGCGGACTGGCGAGCATTGGTTGGCCACCCACCGATGATCCGCACACCCCACTCAGGGCTGACGAAAATAAATGGACGCGCCCATCCGATGAGGCGGTTGACGACCTCAGAGGCGGTCACCTCGTCGGCGCCGTGCCACATATCGAACGGCACGTAATCACCGAGGCCAGGAATCGTCGAGTCGATGTCGTAATCATCAACAACCTGCCCTAGCGCATCGCGAATCGACTCGAGCACTGTCGGACGCGATACGTGGCTACGCAAGCGGTTGAGGTCCTCGAGGCACACGTAGCCGGAGGTGTCAATGATCTTGCGCACCGGATCTTCCGCATAAAGCGGCGTCACCGGCTTGCCAAGGAGCTCAGCAACGGTGATAGACCCGTCAATGGTGTACAAGCACTTCTCAGTGTCGTAGACCTTCTGCTGTACGATGAACTTGAATCGCCGTCCCCACAAGAAGATGGAAACGGTATCACCAACACTGGCACTTGCCCACGGGTGGTCGGGCACCACAACGGCCGAGAATCGAATCGCACCTTCGGACGAACTCACACGCAAATCGACAAGCCCGTTGACCTCATCCGGCACGAACCATCCAGGTGTGCTCGATGAGGCGAGTACCGTATAATCGATGCCTAACGCTGCTTCGCTAGTAGCCGGAACAACGGTATACTTCGTGGAAATCGCCGAGTAATACGTATCAGGAACAACCTCGTATGCAGCACGCAAGCGGAAGGTTTCCTGCACATCGTAGTCGACGACGAGCGATCGCGCCCACGCCGGAACCTCGTAAGAAATATCTAGCGGCGCAACCTTCCAAACCTTGTAATCGACGACTAGAGGATCAGAAACAGCATACTCAATGTCAATCGGCCCCGTCACGGGCACGGCGTAATCGACCGCTAGTGGCCACCCGTTGCCAACGTCGTACTCGATCGTGAGGTTGCCAGAAACGAAGTAGGTGATAAAAAGTGGCGAAGCATAAAGAACGTCGTAGCTAACCGCTAGCGGCTTGGCAACCTTGTAAGCAACCGTTAGCGGCGGTGGCACATTGTACTCAATGCGCAGCGGAGATGCGTACAGAACCTGGTAATCAACGTCTAGAATCGATGGAACGGAGTACTGGATGTGCAGCGACGGCGGAACGTTGTACTCGACCGTGATACACCACGCACCGGCCCAGTCAGCCGTTGGGGCACCAGAAGGGCCAGTTCCCCAGCCTTCACCCCATCCGGTTCCCCAGCCTACCGGTGCACACGGATCGACCGCCTGAGACCACGAGTTGCCCCAATCGGAACCCCAGTTGCCACTCGGAGTCGTGCTACCGTCCGAGCTCCAGGCATTACCCCAATCGTTTCCCCATCCAGACGGAGTAGTCGCGTCACATGGGGAGGGGGGTGGATACGATGGTGGTGTACACGCCGGCATTGACTAACATTCACCCCCCTTCCGCGCATCTACTGTGGGAAAACTTCTATAGACCCATTGATGACCACGCGCAAACGCTTTCCAGGACCCTCGTAGTCCATGTCGTAAGTGTATTCCACGCCACAATCTGGGCACCGACCATACATGCGGTACGGCACGAGCGTTGGATGGGGCGGCGTCACGTACACCTTGCGCGGCTTTCCGCAACTTTGGCAAACAAAATCCGCCTTGGCAAATTGCGGGATGAAGCCAACGTTATAAGTCTTGCCACCAAGGTCTAAGCGTGGATAACCATCCTCAAACCATAGCCGCCCCACGTTGCGCTTGCCGCAATGCTCGCATCGGAACTTCGCCTCGGCCTCCTTGCCAGCCTCGGCGTAAAACGTAGCCCTAGTTCGCTTCCCGCAATGCTGACACGGTACGTAGGCACCAACCTGCATACCTACACTGTACCAGCGGCGAGAAGCTGGAACTGGTGCGTGCCCACGCTACGCGCCGGATCAACGTTGATGTCAAGCCAGATCGGCGAAGACGCGCCAACGGCAAGAGCGCCAAGGTTTACGCCACCCTGGCCTGCCGTCTTTTGCGCCGCAGTATCTGGCGCCCCGCTACCGTTGTCGGGCGCGATAATCGCATCCTGATAACCATTGTCGGTCCCCACCTGGGCAATGTCCACGTTGACCGTGGTGAAATCGGTATCACCATCGTTGTAGACCCAAAACTTCTTCCAACTTCCAGTCACAACGGAATAGCGCTGCCCTTGCGGCAAAAGCGCATCCGCGGTCCAGGAAGTGATCACCGTTGCATTATCGGTGTCTCGCCAAGCAATGCTTGCAGGCATATCTCATACCCCCTTTACACCGTCACGAGCGTCATGTCGTAGCGCCAGTAGCGCGTATCCACTCCGGCACGAACTAGCGATAGCGGATTCCCGCCACCCTCGTAATAGAATCGAAAGTTCTGGTTCGAGAACTGAGGAATCGTGATGTTCGTCGTGATCTGAAACGTGCTACCATTCTCAAACCACTCCCACAGTTTCTGGGCCGTAGTCGCGTCCACCCACCCGGCATTGCGCCCAGATGCAAAGCGAACGATGTAAATGTCAGGTAGAGTAGACGGATCACTCGTCGGGCACACCCCATCGGTGCCAAACCAAAGCTGGCCGTTCGGTGATTTGTAGATACGGTGCAACTTACGCACATCCGCCGTGGGCGGCGGGGGCAGGTCGAGCGGGCTCGTCAACCCTGGCCCATTGATGATGAAAGTGTTCGGAATCGCGCTCACTCAACCCACCCCCTTAGCACGCTGCCCCAGCGGCTTGGATTTGCCCGAGAGCCTCGCGCCGCTTGAGCTCGTTGCGAATCGCATCCATGACTTGCGGCATCACCGCTTGTGCGATCGCGTCTAGCTCAGGCGACTCGCAGATCTGACCGTTGAAGTTCACAATGGGCTCCACTTTGATAGCGCTAATCGCCGCCGCAATCTGAGCACCGACTGCATCGGCGATGGCCTGAGCGTTGGTGACCTCGATTTTGGCCACAGACTCACGCGCAGCTTGCGTAGCCTCCGGCTGTACCTGCACCTCGGGTGCCTTGATCTGCACCGATTCGAGTCGCGCAATGGCTTGTAGAATCCGCGCTACGCTCTCTTCGACGGCGGCTGCAAAGTTGGCAAATGCGCTCGCGACGCTAGCAACCGATTCCGCCAAGGCACTACTCGCACGTTCCGGGAACAACGTTCTGATTGCACTTGTCGCACGCTCGGCAGCATCAATGAGCGGCCCAATCGCATCGCCGATGCGAGCCATGTTGGCAGCAAATTGGTCGATCTGCTCACTCGATAGCCTGGATACCTGAGCAATCGCTCCGAAGAGTGTAGATAGCGTAGCGATAGCAACCCGCACCCGCTCGACGGACGTGCCGCTCTCGCGCAAGCGCTTGTCAAATTCGGCAAATGCATTCACCACCACCGCAAGAGAAGCACGTAGCGCGTCGCCAAAACCAGAAATACCGCTACGCCCTATCTCGGAGAATTGGCGCACGCCATTGGCGAACTCGGAGAGCTTGCCGAGCGCAGCCACTACGTCGGCGGCCATGCGCAATGCGCCACTACCAACATCGCGTGCGACATCGGATACGGCGCCGACAAGCCCGCGCAATGCGGTGCGGAAGCTCGCAACGAAGTCGTCAATTTGTCGCGTACTTAGCTTCATTACACTACGCACGCCGCCGGCAAATGCATTGAACGCATCGAGCATGCGGGTCATGTCCTGCACGATGCTAGCCGCGCCATCACCGAGTGCCTGCTTGGCGTCGCGCATCGCCTGAACCGCTTGCGTGAACACGCTACCAATCTTCTCGCCAAGCTCGCGCAAGCCACGCGCGTCAACGTTGCCAAGTTGCCGGATTGCTTGCGCGGCATTTGCAATCGCCGAAAGCGGGTCGGCGAGCGACTTGAGCACATCGAAGACCGCGCTCCCATACCGGCGCTGCAAGCGTGCAGCATACTCAGCAATGTAATCCATAGCACTTTCTGCAATCGATGCAAATTTCTTAGCTTCGTAATCGAGCTTGTCACCCTGCTCGTCTAGGGCATTCGCAAGCTGGTCAAGCAAATCTACGTCGAGGTACTGCCGGCCAAATAGGTCTTCGAGCTCGCGCCCAGCACGCACATAAGTGTCAATGGCGCGTTGCGCCTCCTCCGGGTCGATGAGGCTGCCAGCGCGAGCACGCTCGATCAAATCGCGGATGCGCTGGCTTGCACGTGCAAACTCACGCTCCGTGAGCGCAAGGACGCGGCGCACCTGATCGTACTCACGTTCGGTAATACCTAGCGCTGCACCAAATAGCGGCATGCGACCGTACTGCTCGATGTAGGCGCGGAGCTTATCGAATGCGCCACGGCTATCGAGGATCGAGCGAATGGCTTCGCGAGCACGCGACGCGGCATCGCGCGACGCGGAGGCCATCTCCTGGAAACGCTCGGCAGCCTGCAACGCTTGATCGGCAAGCCTACGAGTGACGCCAAGGGCGTACTCAAGCGCCGGGCCAAGCTTGCGCTCGGCATCCTGAGCAGCGATGCGCAACTGATTCGCAAACTCACTTGCACCTTCGCCCATCTGCTCGAGCGCTTTGAGCGCACCCCTGGCCACGGAACGCATGGCGTCAAGGCTCTGCACACGCTGAGCAGCGCTCGCAAGAGCGTAATTGAGATTCTCAACAGCCGATTGCGCTTCCTCTAGGCCGCGCGTAGTTGCGTCGAACGGACGACCGGCAACTCGAGCAAGGCGCTCGTGCATCGCAAGTAGATCGCCCATCGAACTTAACCACTCGTCGATTGCGCCGAGCGCCTGGTCGGCGAAGCCGCTCATGTCGGGAATCGCATCGGCAAGCTTGTTGAACAAGTCAACGATCGTGCCAAGCCCACGACCGGCAAATGCGGACATCGAAGCGTAATCACGTGCAAGCCCGGTGATGCGCTCGGAAATTGTATCGAGCAGGCGCTTCTGCTCGTCGAGCAAGGAGCGCAACTGCTCCATGTCGCCAGTATCGACCGCAATGCGAATGCGACTACCAAGCGTGGCCAAGCGAGCCACAGCGTCGGCAACTTCCGCATTAAGGCCGCGTGCACGCAACGCAATGGCGGAAATTGCCTCGGCCTGGTTGAGTTGGAGTTCCTCGAGGCGGCGATTCAGGTCGTAGCGCTCACGCTCAAGGCGCACGAGCTCACGCTCGTCGCCAAGCTGGCGGGCTATGTTCATGCGCTCGTCAATGGTGGCCAGCCGCGAAACCACATCGGCGAGGTCGCCGTAAACGCCACGACGGCGCATGTCCAGCGCTAGTTGCGCTTCGTAGACATCGAGCTCCTCACGCGCCTGCCGCAGCGCACGACGCCGCGCCTCGTCGAGCCTGAGTTCAAGCTCGAGGCGGCGTTGCACGACCTCGTTTTGCGCCTTTGCGATGAGCTCCTCGCGCTTACGCGCATCGGCGATCTGGTCAGCGTAGCGCAAGATGACCTGCAAGTTGCGCTCAGCGGCGCGAAGCCTGGCGCGAGCAAGGTCAACGTCGACATTGAGCGTGATGTTGCCAATACGACGCCGCGTAGCTTCGGTCTCGGCCCGCAAACGCTCGAGGTCGATCTTCGCCTTCTCGGCGTTGATCGCGTACTCAGCGGCAACCGACCGCACCGCTCGCTCAGCTTCGGATACCGTCGTCGCAACGTAATCCTGATACTTGGCAAGCGCATCGGCAATGGCAGCGTCGATCTCCTTGATCTGACGACGCACCTCGTCAGCGACATTTGCCGGCAAATCACCGGTAGCAATGAGATTGGCGAGCACGACGCGCTGCTCCTTGAGCGCATCAAGCTCGGAGCGCATGTTGCGTAGCGCGTCGATCATCGGAGCAACGGCGCGGTAGGCGTTGCCGCGAATCTCCTCGGGGAGGTTCGCAATCTCGCCGAGGAGTCCAGGAAGCTCGCCAAGCCGCGCACCGAAGTCGCTTACGAGTTGCGACACGTCGCGCAACGCGCGTGCGGTATCGTCGAGGCCAAAGTCGAGCGTCAGGTTGCCAAGCTTCTCGATGGACTGCTTGGCGGCTTCAATGCTTTGCGACGCAATGTCAATGAGCTTTTGCTCGAGCTTGTCGAGCTCCTCGCGCAGGCGCTTCATCGCGCTAGCAGCTTCATCACCCGCCCCCATCAAGTCGACGAGTTGCACCGACAGGTAATCGATTGCCCGCGCAATGTCGCGCACGTCGCCGGATTCAGCCATCCGCCTAGCGACACCGGCGATGGCCTCGGCCATGCGGTTGTAAGTGGCAATGCGCTGTTCGATGCGGCGCTGCTCGACCTCGCGTTCCTTTTGCGCTAGCTCGTCGCGCAACTGGATCTCGCGAGTCGCGAGCTCCTCCTGAAGGTTGTAAAGCTCATACGCCGACTTCTTGCGCTCTTCGGCAATGAGCCTGTCGTAGTAGCGGTTAGTCTCGGCAATAAGGCGGTTGCGCCGCCGCTCGTCCGCCACCGAGCGCTCGATCTCGGCAAGCTCGCGCTCGCGTTGCAGGTTGAGGCGCTTAATGGTGAGATCGAGTTGCGCCTTATTCGACTCCTCGGCAACGCGAAGCCGCGTGCGCTGGAACTCAAGTTCCGCCTCGATACGCTTCTTCGCGGCATCACGCTCGGCCTGGGCAAGCCGGAGGGCCTCCTCTTCGGGGGTGATTTGCCCGAGCGTGCGCTGGCGCCTGAGCAGGTCGCGCTGCTCGTTGAGTTGCGCCTCAAGCACCGCATTCATGCGGTCGAGGTGCTTGCGATAAAGGTCGAGCGCAAGTTGCCAGTTCTCGTCGATGAGGCGACGAATCTCGGAGTAGTGATCGAGGAAAAGCTGACGCTCCTTGCGCAAGCGATCCTCGATGAGTTGCTGCTCACGCTTGGCGTAGAGCGCCTGCAAGGCAGCGATCTCGGCCTGCTTTTGCTCCTCGAGCTTGATCGCCTCAGCGGTGCCAATGCCGTACCGCTTGATCTGCTCGTCGTAGCGCCGTTCGGTCTCGCGAATGGCGTTGTCGCGCTCGTAGCGGAGCTTTTCTAGCTCATCCTCGATACCACGCGCGATGATGTCATTAATCCGAGCCCAGTTGTCTTCGTAGAGCTTCTGGAACTCTTCCTGGAACCTGCGCTCGATGAGCAGGCGCTTCTTGGCAGCGTATTCGTGGATCGCCGCCAGCGCCTCGATGAGATCGCCACCCTTGAACTGATCGCGAGCCTGCTCCTCAAGCTTGGCGATCTCAGCCTCAAGCTCGGCAAACGGACGCCTAGTCTCAGGAAAGTTGAGCTCTATCTCGATGCTCGCCTGAGAATCGCGAATCTTCTGAATGAACTTGTCGAGCTCTTCAGCAGTGTCGCGAAGCGCCTCCTTGGTCTTCTTGAGACGGTTGATGAAGTTCTCAAGCTGGGCGCGATCCTCGGTGCGCGTACCCGCCTCCTCCATGCGCTTGATGAGGTCTTCGAGGTAGGCAATGTACCCGTCAACAACGGAAATCAACTGCTTGGAGGAAAGTAGCCCGCGCCGAGTTTGGTCGCTCACCGCTTGGCGAATGCTATCGATCTGGTCGAGAAGGGTGAGCATGCCCTTGACCTGGGCAAGTTGCGTGGCGTCGAGGTCGGGGAAGATCTCCATCATCGAGAGGCCCTGGCGCATCTTGGCAAGAGCCTGCTCGATGTCGATCCCCATTCCATCAAGAATCTTGACTACTTTGCCACGAATCGCCTCGACCTGCTCGACAAATGCCTCATCGACCTTCGCGCCGGTAGCAGCATCCTCTAGCTTCTTGGCAAACTCGCCAAAGGTATCGACCACCGCATTGAACTCGTCTTCGAGCGCCTTACTCCATTGCGGCCCGAAGAGGTCGATAATCTTCTGACGGTAGCGCTTTGCGTTCGCCTCGGCCTCGCCGCGGATCTTCTTGAGTTGCTCGTCGATCTGCTTGAGCTCGGCCTCAAGTTGCTTCCGTCCAACGATGGCAAAGCGTAGCTTGACCGAGATGAGGCTCCGCCGCGCGAGAAGCGCCCACTCACGAATCTTGTTGCTGGCAATGCGGATGCCGTAAGCGAGCGTCTCGAGCGCGAAAGCAATACCGGCGATCACCGAGCGGAAGAGCTTGAATGCGCCAGTAGCCTCACCGACGGTGACCACGAGGCTAGCCAGAGCGCCAACGATATCGGTACCAGCTTTAATGATGGCGATGACAACACCAATGATCGACTTGCCAAGCGAGCCAATGGCGGTGCGCGTCTTTTCGCTAACAAGTGCAAGGGCTAGCAACCAGCCAACGATGGGCACCTGCCGCACGATGATAAGCAGACCACGAAGCAGGAACCCGATCACGTCGGAGAGGTATAGGATACCGTGCGCACCGAGCTTGGCAACCCGACCAAGCAGCGAGAGATTGCCATAGCTTGCGTAGGTAAGTTTGTTGAGCCGCTGCAAAGCACGACCAAGCAGCGTCGCACTATCTGCAAGGCGTAGAGCGGCCTCAGCGGCGTCATCAGCGCCACGGGTGAGGAAGCGATACGGCGACTGCTTGCCAAAGAACTGGAAGATGCGCATGCGGCGCATGAAGCGTGGAAGCATGGCGTCGAGCACTTGCAACCCGCTAAAGAATGCGTAGGCGAGCGCCGTACCAGACTCGGTGCCGAGGCGCTTGACGCGGGCAATCATCGCCTCGCCGGCCCTATCGAGTACCTTGGTGACAGACGCCGGCGTCATGAGGACGATGAAGTCCTGAATCGCCGCCGCGGCACCGTAGAGGCGGAGCCGCTCGAAGAGGTTGATGATGGTCTGCACAGTCGTGCGCGTAATGGCCGCCATGTTTGCCATCGCGAGCTCATAGCTCGCAATGGTCTTGTGGGTGATCTGGGTAATACCGGCCATTGCACGCCGCAAATCCTGGCCGGTGAGCTCAACCACATCGGCGAAGTTGCGAGCCTTGACGGTGGCCTCATCGAGGTCTTTCGGCCAAGCACGGATGGCCACCAAGCCGGCGAGAAGCTCGTCAACGTTGAGAATCTGGCCAGATGCAATGCGCCGCTTGAACGACTCGCTAAACTGAATCGACGCCTTCAAACCAGCCTTATCGAAGGCATTGATGATCGCGTTCTCGAACTCGGCAAAATCCATCGTGGGCTTAAGCTCAAGCCCACGGAGACGATGCGTGGCAATGAGAGCAGCGAGCATCTGCTCTTGGGTAAGCGCGATCTTTTTAGAAAGCTCCTCAAAAGCCCGCGCCTCACGCTTGCCGAGGATGCGAGCGAGGTCATCCGATGCAAGCGCGAATGCACCGCTCGCCGCAAGAGTCTCGTCGATGGCACGCTTGAGTGCGCTAAGTTGCCGCTCCGTAAGCTCGATCTCGCCGTTGATGGCCCGCGTAGCGGTCATCCACAAATCAGCAAGCGTAGCAGCACCAATGCCTAGCTCGGCAAGTTGACGCTCGATGTCCGGCGGAACTTTGAAGATAACCTCCGGCGCAATCTTCGCACCAAGTTTCTTCGAGAATAGCTTGGCTGTCTTGACCTCGAAACGCCGGAGGTCGAAGAGAATGCTATCGAGCGAGCTACGGAACTTATTCAGGACCTCACGGTCCTTGTCGAAGGCGGAGAAAAGCGCAACGCGCTTGAACTCGCGGAGCCTCGCGAGTTGCGTCATGAGCACGCCAACGGCCTCCTCGGCGGCATTGGCGTTGGTCGCAATCAAAACGAGGTTGTTGGCAAAGGTGGCAAGACCGGGCGCGTTGGCGGCAGCGTGCGCCATGAGCAGGCTACGCGCCATCGCATCAAGCATCTTCCCGGTTTGGTAGCTCGCGAGGCCGAGCTCGGTGATGATCATGTTGGCCTCGCGGAACGCCCGCACACCGAGCGCAATGGCGCGGATGGTATCGGCCATCGTGCGCTTGACGGTGGTGACAAAGCGCAAGATGTTCGATACGGTGAGGAAGATCACGCCGCCAAGCAGGGTAGCGATGCTCGCCCAGGTAGCGAACATACCGAGAATCGTCCTAATGGGTCGCGGCAACGCATTGAGCACGTCGAGCGTCACGCGGATGCTCGTGATGAACGGCGCGAGGCCAGCGGCAACGCCCTTACCAAAATCCTGAATAAAACGACGCCAGGAGCGGGTGAGCTTCTGAATCTCGCCGCGGAAGCCAGAGAGATATTCCCGCGCGAGACCCACACGGTTCGCCGTGGACTGGATGACCAGGTTGTACATTGCCTGGCGCTTCTCGGCCTCGGTGAGCGCGGAAACGCTCTTGTTGAGCGCGTCGGCGTATTGCGCAAAGGCGGTGGATATGTTCTCGGCGATACCAACCGAGTTGAGCAGGATCGACCGCTCCTGCAAGAGCGCCGAGGCGCCGGCCTCCATACCGTCGGCAATGTCCTGACCAACGTTCACGGCGGCGTCGGCGAACCGCTCAAGAAGTACGGTAGCCTCTTCGATGGCATACCCCTTACGAAGCAAGAGGCCCATCGCGTTGGCCACCTGGTCGGGCAAAATGTCGAACTGATCGGAGAGACGCTGCACGGCGGCCGTCGCCACGTCCATCGACTCGCCGGAAGTGCGCACCGCCTGCTCGAAGGAGGCGAGCTTCAAGCGAATCACATCGGCCTGGGTAGCAATGTCGTAGAGGTTTTCCACCCAGTTCCGCCCGGCAACGGACATCTGGAAGCCGAGAACGGTAGCATTCCACAATGCACCCTGGGTCTGCTCGATGGCAGCGGTGAACACAGACCACGCATGCTCGAGCGAGCGCATCGACTGCATGAACTGTTGCGCTTCGAGTGCTAGCGCAACGCGAAATACCCGTTGCTCTGCCATAACTCACCCCCTTCCTTTAACGGCGTAAGACAATCCGGCGAGTCTCAGGTTTGTCGTACCGTCTTGCCCACGCATCGAGCACACGGCCGAGGCGGTTGTAGTAGAGGTAGTTCCCCGTTGCAATGATCGCCGGAATCATGTGCGGCCGTGGCGGCATCTCGTGCCAGCCGTACTTACCAAAGAAGCGCACGAAGACGCCAGTTTGCGACTTACCCATCGCTTTTGCCACGACCGACGTGATGTCGTCGATGTCCCGGGCATACTGCCCCTGACCAAGCTCAACAACCGATGGATACGGGAAGAAAAGCTGACCCATCGTCGGGTCGCGGTTGACCGCCGTATTGTAGAGACCTACGTCGAGGTTCAAGGCTCCACGATATACGCCGTAGGCGTTGATGCCTTCCATCAACTGGTAAGTGCGGTCGTATACCTTTGGCTGATATACGTCGTAGACCTCGAAGACGAGCCGCGACGCCTCACGCAATGCGTAGTAACGCAACTCGGCGGCTAGGTTGCGACCGTACTGGCGGAAGAAGGGGAGTGCCCGCTTAAGCCAGTTGGTCACGTTGTCGCGCACGGTGAGGCCAATCTGGAAACTCGGCATGCCCCCTCCTTCCTTATTGGCTGGCCGGGCAGGACTCGAACCTGCACCGCCGGGTCCAAAGCCCGATGTGCTGCCGATTACACCACCGGCCAATGTGGCTGGCCGGGTAGGAGTCGAACCTACGACCAGGCGGTTAACAGCCGCCCGCTCTACCACTGAGCTACCGGCCAGCGAATCTAGCTCCCCCCGCCCATGAGGGCGGAAAGGAAGAACTTCTCCATCTCCTTCGCGAGCTCTTCGCCACTCTTCTTTTGCGGCGTCGAACGCTCGGCCTCATCGACATTCACGCCAAGCACGCGATAGAGGCGCTTGACGTGCTCCTTGAACCCAACCGGGTCGCTCTTACCGCCGCCACGAATCAGGCGGCCGTGTTCGTCGTAATGTTTGATCTCAGCCGAAATCTCGTTGGAGGCCACCCGATCGTTGATCCAGTCGAGCCGGCGGCGAACGTCGTTGCGCACGGCGGCGTACCACAAAGCGGCAGCATCAGGGATGGGCCAGTTTGCCACCTCGAACGGAGATACGCCATACCGATGCGCCAGGAAATCCACCATGTCCCATGTGGGAATGGGACGAATCACCTGAAGGAAGATCTCTAGGGCGCGGCGAATGAATCCGATGAGATCTAGCTCTTCGCCTCCGCCATCCTGGTGATTTGCGGCGCCTCCTGCTCCGGCTCCACCTGCTGCACCATCTCGGTTAGCGCCCGAGCCACGTTCGCCACCATCGGCTCGAGGCGCTTCAACAAGTTTGGGACGCCGTTCACCTCATAAACGGCAATGAGCACTTCCACCAAATCGTCGATGCCGGTGATCTTCTCGGCCTCCTCTTCGCTAGGAACCGACGCCTCGACGATCTGCACCACGGCATCCCACTTGCTCTCAACGAAGAGCGCGAGCGAGCTTGCCAGCTTGTCGGGTGTGGTTGCAAGCTCCCCAAAGAGCTTCACCAAGTCGGTGACGACGCCGATGAGCAGCTTCTGATCCTTGAGCTTGAGCGCATTGATGGTAACCGAGTTGCCGGAAGGAAGCTGAACCGCCTTGGAACGAGCCACTATCTCACCTCTCCTTTGCTATACATGCATGCACAAACAACAAAAGGCGGGGGTATGGAATCAAATCCATACCCCCGCAATGAAGATAAAGACTAAGCGCCTAGGCTACTAGAGCGTGATGTCGTAGCGGATGTAGCCGAACGGCGCGGGCCGCGGAGTACCGCCCACGTTGACGGTCGCGTTCTTGTCGTAGAGCGCCTCGAAGTTGAACTCGAACTGGGACACCTCGGTGACGTTGAAGTTCGCGGTGCCGGTGGGCTTGAGCGACCCGATGGTGTGGAAGTACTGCCAGTTCTTGCCGACGGGGCCAGCCCGGAAGGTGACCCGCACGCGACCCTCGATCGCATCCGCAGTGAGCGGAGTGATCACGGTCGAGTCACCCTCGGTGTAGGAGTAGTCCACGAGAACGGTCGCACCCGCCGGGATCGCGCCGTCGGGGTCGCGGAACAGGTAGGGCTTACCATCCGGCCCGATGACGATCTCGTAGTCGGTACCAGCGGTGTAGGTGGTGGTACCAGTGCTGTCGGTTACCACCGGCGCCGGGGTGGCAAGCGGAACGTTCTGCAGCGGAGCAAGGTTGTTGGTCCCGAAGGTAGTGCTCTCGTCAACCACGCTCTGGGTGGTCCCGCTCTCATGGTAGCCGGAGCCCATGAAGAGCACCGACATGTTGAAAGGATGAGCCTCATCCACCGTAAAAGTAAAGCTAAGCGCCTTGGAAATCACCACGCTCAGGTCCTTCACCTGAGTTCCGGGGCGCGGGTCGTAGTGGTCGTAGGTCTCGAGGTTCACGTTGGGCGTGAACCCGGTGATCGGACCCAGGTTCACCCACACCCCCGAGTACGACCCACCAATCTTGGGGTCGATCTCGAAGGTGATACCACCCATCGCATAGTACTCGACCCCGTTCTTCCCAAGGTCAACAGTAGGGAAGGTGTAGTCTGCCATCTCTTACCTCCTTCAAACTTCGGTCACTACCGTCTCTAGGTAGACCTGCCAGATGTAAACGCCATCGCCAACGACCAGGCCGCCACCAAGCTCGGCCGCAATCACCGGTTCCCCCGGCCGCACGCGCTCGACAGCATTGATCACCGCCGACATGAGCCGCTCGGAGTACTCGTAAGCATCCACCGGCTCACCGTCGATCGCGTACTCGTCGCCGAACGGAACGACTACCTCGGCGACGAGCCGCACGCGCCACCGCTTGAAGCCATCCTTCACGTGGCTTTGCGGGTAATAGAAGATATGCGGCCCAAGGGACGTGCGATCCTGGAACGAATAAAGCCGGTTGATGGGGATGACGCCGCCAGTCGCGAGCGCCTGCACGGTGACATCGCTAGAAATGAGCTCGTAAACGCGACGCCTAGCCTCGCGTAAAGTCCACCCGCTCACGTTTCCACCACCAGGAGCTCCTCGTGCGACGGGTAGCGTAGCACATTGCGCACGGCATACCGCTTGCCATCAGCATCGACAAAGAGCTCATCGACGCCAAAGCCAACCGGGTCCGTCGCCACAATGTGTACGCGCCCACCATTTTGACGCACGAAATCCTCGAAGCCGGCAACCGCCGAATCACGATACAGACTCGGCTGCCACATGATGTAGCGGATCGTCTGCTCGATCTCGCGTCCCGGGCGTGGGGATCCCGTCTCCGGGTCAACCGTGGCCACGGTGCGGTACACCCGCTTACCGATCAAACCACGGTTCGCGAGGAGGGAGCGGATCCCCGCCCCTAACCCCAGCAACGGCATCACCCCCTAGCCAGTCGAAGCCGGCCTGAGATAGATAGCGGATCGCATTGCTCAAGTAGCGATTCGCGGTTGCAGCAGCCGCTTGCGGATCACGCGCAATCTCGAGCGAGCCGGCACGCTCCCGCACGGCATCGCTTGCCCGCTTGGCCATCTCGAGGTCGTAGCGCACGAGCCAGTACTCGGCCCACCGTAAGTTGCGCTGGTCCTCGGTGGCTGTATCGGTAGCGAGCGCACTCACCGCGTCACGGTACGTCGACTCTGGTACCGACTTGCGAAGCGTGAGGTAGGCTCGCTCAATAGCATCGCGAATGGCGTCACGTAGACCGTTCTCGTCCTTAGCGCCGAACTGGTCTGGCGTATACAGGCCGATGTAGTCGTCGACGCTCGTGAGGTATTGCATCGCTACTCCTCGTCAGAGGAAGCAAACGCCTCGCGAATCTGCTTTAACTTGGCGGGGCCAATCCCCTCCAGCGCGAGAAGCTCGTCGTCATCGGCGGCCTTCACCTCTTCCGGGGTGTAGCCGAACTTGACGAGCGTCTCCACGATGTCGGCCCGGAGATCTTTGGGCCACTTGGCACTCTTGCGCTTCTCTACGGCCTTCTCTTCTACCTCAACGATCTGCCCGGTAGACAGCCAACGCATGACGTACTGGGTGAGCTCCACCTCGACCGGCTCGGTGCCAATCATGACGCCAGACGCCGGATCGGTGAAGGCTCCACCGTACCTAGCAATCTTGTCGTTGACGCGCACCTTGATCTTGGGCACGCTATCCCCTCCTATAAGGGATGGGGCCGGGCAAATGCCCGGCCCCAGGCTTCATTACACCAGAGTGATGGTGCGCGAAGCGCCGGTGAAGAGTTTGGCGTAGCCAACCACCTCGGAGAAAGCGATGACGTTGAACTGCTGGGTAATGAGCCGCTCGGTCTCGACGAGCTCGGAGCCCTCCTCGTAGACCTCCTCAAGGGCGTACCGCTTGTCGACGGCGAGCACCTTGTTCGCGATCTCCGGGGTGGACTCGACGAACCGGAGCTCCTTGCCGAGGGGCATCGGCCACTGGCCAGTATCCCGGAAGTTCGCACCGGTGGCGGTGGAGTCCTTGGCGGTGAAGATGTCGAGCTTGAGGATATCGCGCACGACGGTGCCCTTGTCGCCCACGAGCACGTTGGGCTCGAAGCCCTGAGTGAAGTCAACCACGAGGTCGACGAGGTGCTCGAAGGCAAGCGGGGCAGTCACGTTCCGGTTGGGCGCCGGGTTCGCGTTGCCGTCACCGTTAATGAGGGTGGCAACCGCCCGACGCACCTTGGCCCGGCGGGTATCAAGCGCAATCTTCCGCACGAAGGTGGCCAGGTGGTCGAGCCGCGACCGGCGCACCGCCTCGTAGCTCATCTTAAGCTGAGCGCCGTACTTGTAGAGGCTGATCGCCTGCTCGTGCCGCTGCACGATCACCGCGGGGAGCTCGGCGCCCTCGGAAACCTCGAGGAGCTCCACCGACTGGTCCTCGTCGATGTACTCACCCCGGTAGGCGCCGGAATTGATCCCCACGCGGGAAGCGATGATGTCCTGGATCTTGAGCTCGTTCGCCCCCTCCTGCTCGGCGAACCGGAACTCACGCACCAGGAACTCGGGGAAGAGCACCCGCGCGTTGGGGTCGTAGAAGAAGGCATCACCGGTGGACGCCTTCTCACCCCGCACCCGGATGCCGAACTGCATCAGCGCCTGCTCGAAGGCATCGAGCTCCTTGAGCTCGGGGTTGTACCACTCAAAGAGGTGCCCTTCGCCCTTGGAGGCGGTCTTCGCCTTCCAATCGAGCCACTCGCTGAAGGTCATCCCGGCCTTGGCGGCCTCCTGATACATGCCAATTTCAAACTTGGGCTTGACGTTCTTGCTCATGTTGTACCTCCAATCACATTCGCGCTAGCTAGCTAAGGTAAACAGCGATCTCGCCGGTGGTGTCGTCCTCCTCGATCACCAGCACCTTGTGCGCACCAGCGGAAACCTTGATCCGCCCATCGCCAGTCACGGCAACGGTCGCGTACCCGGGCGGGTTGATGCTACCGTCTTGCTTGACAACCATCATCCCGCCAACCTGCACGGTGGCCATCCCGCGGTCGTCGATTGCGATCACCTTACCCACAAAAGGGACGTCGGGCTCGCCGCGACCAACTACACCCTGTTCGACGAAAGTCACCGCATCACCAACCTGGACCGTTCCGTCGTGCTTGAAGGTCCAGGTATCCGCCATTCCAAGCCGATACTTATCCAGCTTAGCCATAAGCTACCTCCCTACGCGCCCGGCAGTAGCGCAATCTCCCCGGGGGAGATCCGCAACACCAAGCACCGCCTTCCGTTCGTATCGTCGATGCGGGCAACGCCGTCCTCAACGGAAAACCCGCGAATGGTGCCAGCCATCGGAGCAAGGCCGGTGAATGGAACGACGAGCACGCCGTCAAACTGCACGGTCGCCTTGTCGCCGCTCACCTGCAAGACCTTGCCAAAGAGCGGGCCTGTGTTCTGCACAACATCGCCCGCTCCATTCACCGATACGGCTTTGCCCACTTCCACGAGAGGATCGGCAATGTCAAGCGAGACCGTCCTCCCGATAAACCGGAGATCCTTGAACATGTGCACCCCCTACCGCAAGCGCACAACCACGCGCTGGTTCGCCTCGTCCACTTCGATCACGTCCACGTTCGTCACCTGATCAAGTGGCAACGACGTGTCGAAGCTCACGCCACCAGCACCGTCGAGCGTCATCTGCACTCCAACGCCAATGAGCGGCGTCGGCCCCGAATACCTAGCAGTCACAAGCCCGGCGTAAACGATGGTGGCCTTCTCGGCACCCACGCGAATGGCCTTACCGAACGGGCGAACTCCAGGACCAGCACGTCCCACGAGCGCCGGCCCGACCAGGCCAACCATGTCGCCTTCCTGGATCGTGCCGTCGTGGGCGAACGTGTAGGTATTCGGGTTGAGTAGCTCGTACTGCTTGTACCGCCGCTCAAGGTCCATGACGCCCTCCTAGCTAGCGCTGGCGGAAGGCGTCAAGCTTGGGCGGAATGTCGTTGATCGGCCCCTCTTCCACGTCTTGCGAGAGGCGCTCGTTCGGGAGCTCTTCGAGCTTCTTCTGCAAGCGCTCCCGCTCGGCTTTGAGCGCGTCGATCTCGCCACGCTCGGCCATCGCCTCGACCATCTTGGCGTAGCCTTCCGCATTCTCGACGCCTTCGCTAGCAACGAAGAGCCGCTTGACCTCCTCAACGAGATCCTTCACGTACTGCTCACCGAGCTTCGCCTTCGGCTCCAGGTCGGCAAGCTTCGCCTCGAGTTCCGCAAGCTTCGCCTCAAGCTCGTCGACCTTGGCCGCCTTGTCCGCCTGCTCATTCAGCTTGGCCTGCATGGCCTCGACGAGCTCGGCGAACGCCTTGTTTAGCTCGGCCTCGAGCTTCTCACGATCACCCTCTACGGTGATCACGTCCTCGCCAAGTTTGACGGTAAGCTCCATAACCTCAACCTCCTTCTCTTCTTCGTCGTCGGCAAAGAGCCGCTTTACAAGCGCAGACGCCTCATCGAGGAGCTCGCTCTCCACGTACCCGCTGGCGAGAAGCCGCGCAACCTCCACGTAGCGCTCCCAGGAAGCGGCATCGCGCTCCCAAGGCGCCTTGCGCCCAAACTCGTGATAGTGCTCAGCAAGGTGGCGCTGGATCGCGGGAACCTCGTCCTCCGGCACATCAGCGGTAGGAAGCCGCTGAGCCGCCGCCCGCACACCACCCCACTTGACCACCGAGTTCGGATATCGCTCGGTGGGAATGTGGTGAGGAAGCTTCAAGTCGGAGAAGGTGTATTCCTCGGTATTGCGCGACGGGGCCCAGGCAAAGTGACTCGCAACCCAGCGCCGCTGGGCAGCAGAAAGGTCCTCCCACCGCGTGTCGCGCGGAAGGTCCATCGCATCGAGGAACTGCTCGAAGGTCGGCCGCGTCCAGTCGCTCCTGTTGTCCAGGCCATACCCGGGCGGGTTCGGGGGAACGTAAGCCTTCTCCATCCGCCCCTTCTTCATCTCATCAACCTCCTCAATGGTCTTGGCGCCATGCTCGGCAGCAGCGGCAGCAAGCAGACCACCAACCTTGGTATCGGGGTGCGCACCCTTGTAAACGATCGAAGCCTCGACGAACTTGAGGTTGCCAGTGGTACGGATGTAGCAAACCTCTCCGTCGTACTCGAACCCGCGCATGTGCGGGCAGTACTCGCCATCCTCGTTCGGCTCCAAGCCGAAGTAGTCGCCACCACAAATCGAGCAGATCGCCTTGTCGTAGAACCAGGTAATCGAGGCTTCGTTATAAATGCCCTTGTCGATCTTCTCGACGAGCTTGCGCCCCTCCTCGTCGTTGAGGACGTAGAACCACCCGTCGATCCAGTGCTCACCGCCATCCTCGACGACCTTGGCGGCAAAGAACGTGCCAATGGGCGCCATCTCGTAGTTGTGCCCGATGAGCAGCGCCTTCCCGGGCACCTGCCCAACCATCTTCTCCAGGTCCTCCTTCTCGAACTTGGTGAAGATGGAGGTCACCTTGGTGCCCACCATCCGCATGGGGCGGATGAGCACATCATCAGCGGTAAGCTCGGGCTTACCGCGCTGCCGCTGCAACTCGTTGATCTTGGCCAGATGCTTCTGGATCTCTGCCTGGGAAGGGGCGGCGCCGAGCGAGCCCTTTGCCGCAGAAGCAACGATCATGTTCTCGGTAAACTTCTCATGCTTCACTTTGCACCCCCTTCCCAGTTGCACGTTAGTTCATATGGCGACCAACCATCATCCACTAGCCACGTATGCCCGGCGTTGCGGATCGAGAGCATAATCTCATTGATTTGGGCAACAGTAGTAGCAGCTTTCACCTTCGCATACGTATCCTTAAAAAGGAGCTTGCCGGCATCGAGCACAGCTTGCAACTGAGCCAGCGTGCGACCTTCTGGATCCGGTGATGGCACGCCAAGCTCCTCAGCGGTGGCCACGGCCGCCATTCGATCCTTGAGCTCCTGGAACGCGTAGTATGCATTGAAGTAAAGGTGCTCAAGCGCAAGCTGCTTGATGTACGCCACCCAATCAGGTGGGCACGGGACTTTCTCGATAGCGGGTGCCATGCTAACCTCCGATCATGAGCCTTGGGTCAGGCGGCAAGATGTAAATTGTCATCCTCCGCACCCAAGTACTTGCATTGCGCAACGTCAGCGGCTTGTCCGGCCACGCTCGCTCGATCCACATGCGGAAGTAGCCGCCACCCGGATCGCGGTAATCGTTAATGCGCCAACCGCCAGTAAACGAATGCCCGCGTAGATACGATGTTGGGCCAGTCCCACGCGCAAACCACCCAACAAAACCACCCGGGTAAATATTATCGTCGTTGTCTGGCGACACAGCGATCACACCAGTGCGCGGCAAACCGTCAGCGTCGCTAAAGCGCACGATGTTGCCAGGCGCAAGCGTAATCGTTGCAAGCTGCATCGCCCGCGTACCGCTCATGCCGGCATAATTCCAGCCGTTTCCGTCATGCACATACATATCTGGTGTGCCACGGATAACGGCCACATCACCGGCAGCGTAGCTCTCAGCGGGCGGGAGCGCATCGACGCCGATCACCCGCACATACGCACTCGGTTCAGGCATGCCTACCTCCTATCGTTATCCATCGGAATCTCAAAACCAGTGAGGCGCTTCAAGACGGCCACCGTCACCGTGAGCACGCCGCGGTGCCCAAAGTGGCCGATGACGGCGCTAATGGAAGCCAGCGCGGGTGCATCGAGGTTCGTGTAATACGCCAGGAGCCAGCCGGTCAGGCCGCCCCAGAATCCAACCGAGAAAACCTCGCCTACCCAAACCACCCAGGGCTTGCTCTCACCCGCGTGCATGGATCGAAGGATTTCGCCCAACATGGCAAACAACCCCGTGAATAGGAACCAGAAAAGGTCAAACTTGTCGGGCGGCTGAGGGTACGGCATACTCAATCTCCTCCTGTATAGACAACGGTGAGTGCAAACCTCCACCTCGGCGTAAAGTCGTCGATCTCAGCGCCGGCGGCCACTTCAAAATCAAGCACCAAACCATCGCCAAGCAGAAGCCGCAAAGCGGTGTACGGGGTAACAAACGTCTCGCCGCCGAAGCGGTGCATCACGTCAACCCCGTACCACACCTCAGCAGGCCCGAGGCTTGCGCCTGGACGCTCGGCGTAGCAATCCACGTAGCCGCCGTCGTCGGCAAAAGCCACCCGACATGCCGAGGTGAAACTAGCGGCGTAGCTTGGCTTTGGAAAGAGTAATGTTAGCGCCAGCAGGGGTGGCAACAGAAGCTTTTTCATCGTCCTCCTCCATTTCAGCTTTGAGGCCATCTGCCACCCCCTTCATAAACTCGAGCAACCACTTCTCGAGCGCATCACCGGGCACCTTCTTGGCGATCATCCGGCCGATGGACCGCCCATTCTTGAGTGCCCAATCTAGCATCGCCCGCGACGCAAAGGCGCCGAGCACGATGCCGATAAGGATCGTTAGCGTTGGATTATTGAACAGATCTCCCATTCCAGCACCCCCTCACCTCATCCGACGCATCGAACTTCTTGAAGAGGTGCATCGGATCGAGGTAGTTCCTCTTGATGAAGTCCCTGTCTACACCGGGCCAGTAATCGGGTGGCAGATCGGCAAGCCGCACCTCGAAGTGCAAGTGCGCCACGAACGGACGCATCGGATCGCCGCGGCCAATGGAGCCGATGTCCTCGCCCTCGCAAACGCGCATCCCCTCCTCGACGCTCATGTGCCGAAGGTGCGCGTATTGCGTCCACACGTTGAGCCCGGGATGCCAGATGACCACGATGTTGCCCCATACGCGGTGGCGCCCAGCGTGCGTGACAACGCCGCGATAGATAGCCCGGACCGGATAGCCGTCATCCCAGTTGCCTGGCGCACCCACGTTGATGTCGATACCCGGGTGCTCAGCGGCGGGAAGCCCGGCACGCACGCGCCAGTTGCGATACTCTGGGTCGAGGAAACCGGCGCTAACGCGGGCCCTGCTCCACGGCTTTACCGGATACACCATCTTGGTCCTCCACCGGCTCAGGGGGCAACCCGTGCTTCTCGCGTAGGCGCTTCATGAGGTCGGGGTCGGCGCCGAAGATGTCGAGAAGCATCTTGTCAGCCTCGATATCGGTGCGGCGCGCCCTAGCATTGGACTCGGTGAACGGCGATTGCGGCTCCTTAAACTCGATCTCGACCGTCGCTGCAATGCCCTGCAGGCGAAGGTGAAGATTCAAGCCAAACTCGAGCTGCCGCTTGACCACCGCCTGGATATTCTTTGCCTCGGCAAGGATGATCGGGAAGGCAACCTTCGCCCAGGTCTCCGAGAGGCTCTCGGAGCGGCCGCGCATGAACGGCAGGGTGCGCACACCCGACCAGATCCGGTGCTCGTTGTCCTGCCACGCCGGAAACGCGCCGGAGATGTCACGCGCCGGCGAAGTCACCTTCATCTCGGTTCCGGCCGGTGTGACAAACACCCCCTGCCGCTCTCCTTCAGTGAGTAGATCGGCGACCTTCCTGAGCTTACGGGTCACCATGTCGATGTAGGCCGGATCTAGCTCGGACTCAAACCCAGCCTCTTGCGGCGGAGGAATCTGCACGGAGACGTGTACGATGCCGGCGATACCGAGAATCTCGATCAGGCGGTCGATGTTCTCGATCATCCGCCCCTTGCGCTGCAATGCCGAGAGGGCGGCGATGATGAGCGGGATACCATATGGCGAATCGCCGACGGTTTGAAGTGGCGCGTACAGGAATGTCGCCGGGTTGAGGCGCACTTCCTGGCCAGCGACCTCTTGCCAGAACTCGAGCGTTCCGTCGCGCCGGCGAACCAGCTTTATCGTTTCCGCCGGAACCGGATACGCCTGTTTGATAGCGGTTCTTCCACGGTTTGGGACCCATTCGACAGCCGACGCGCCAGCAACGACCACCTCGACGATTTGATTGTTGACAAACGCATGAAGCGAGCCGGTCTCAAAAAGCGAATCAATACTGGCCAGGGCTTCTCTGGCACGCTTTTCGTGCCTCCCACCTTTCGCCTTGATATTGAACTCGAAACCCGGGTTCGCGAGCACCACGAGATCGCGAACCGCGCCGTAAACGTCCTCGTCGGCAAGCGCAAGGTAGCGCAAATACCGGATGATGCTCGGGGTAATCTGCACCCCGTCGGCCACCACACGGTCGAGCTCACCGACCTCGTATCCCGACCGGCGGTTGTACCCACCGATCACCACCATATCGGGCGTAATCGTGCGGCTACCTTGCGGCTGGGGCCCAGTGCGACGAAAGCGCGATGCCAGCCAGTCTAAAAGCCCCATCTGCCACCTCCCTAGTCATTCGGTCTATAAATGCGCCCAATCATCGCTAGCAATGCGTCAAGGCCGGGCGCCCACCCATCGCTTCCGGTTTCACCCTGAAAGACCGCGAGCACGAAAGCGTCAGCCCGGTCAGGGCTACGCCCGAGCCGGCGCTTGATCGCCTCCTTGCTCTCGATCTGGATCCGCCCCGTGTTATCGATGCGGTAGCGATGCTCGAGGAGCTCGCGGTCCAACCGATCGTCCCGCGGCACACCCACGTCCTTGAGCGCGTCGCGGAGGTAGTAGTACATCTCGGCCCGCTTGTTGGCGTAGCGCACCCCGTTGGAAGGCGCACCGCCAAACTGAATCGGCACGAGCTCGAACCATGGCGCGTTTTCTTTGCGCAAGATCACGTCGCGAATCTGGTCGACGACGCCACCGCCAACGCCACCCTCGTCGATGAGCAGACGCACGCGGGCGTTTTTGACACCGCGCTGACGCGCCTTTGTGCGTGCGGCAGTAGCGATTTTCCAGATACGGTTCGCCGTCTCAACGGTCGACGCCTCGCCCCACACATGGGCCGGCATGACCATCCCGCCCCAGTTCTCGTAAACCACGTTTTCGTCGGCACCAAAACGAGCGATGTCAGCGCCAAGTTGGATGGTGAAGGTGTCCTTGTTCGGCAGGCGAACGTCGTCGCTCCACCGACGGTGGGCGGCCTCGAGAAGATCGAGGCTGATGATCTGGTCCTCGGCCTGGGGCGGCGGAAGGCCGAGGATCTTGCTCATGGCGATCGCGCTCGCCCGCCAGAACTTACCATCCCACCAGAAGTAGCCCTTTTCGGCTAGCGCAAGCTGCTCGCGCTCGTCCTCCGGCGGGACGACTTCCTCGCACCACTCGCGCACGTGCTCGTCGACCCAATCCCAGGTCACCGCACCGGGGATGACGGTCTTACGCTGCACGACGTTTGGGTGCTCAAGCGAGCTAATGCGCATGGCATAGGCGCCGCGCTTCGTCTTGAGCATCTCGTGCGGGTCGTTCGGCGAGATCGGGTTGCCAAGCGATAGCACCTTGTTGTTCTCGCCGACGCGGATACCCTCGATGGCGGCGAAAATCTTCGGATCAACGCCAGGGCCCTCGTCGATCACCACCAGGATGTTCGGCGAGTGGTGCCCCTGGAAGCGCGTCTCATCGTCGGTGGACAAGCCGATGGCAAACCGGTCGTCGCTAATGACGATCTCGGTTTGTTTGATGCGCCCGGGCAATCCCTTCCCGCGGCGCATGGTGCGGATCTCCTTCCAAAGGAGCGTGCGCACCTGGTTCCACGTGGGCGCCGTGGTGAGCACGAGCGCCGGATCGTGAACGTCGAGAAACCAGTTGACGATGGCGGCAGCGCCAGAGGTCTTACCGACGCCGTGACCGGCGTTTACCCGCACGACCTTGTGCGTGGCCACGGCGCGGGCCATCTCCTCCTGCTTGGCCCAGAAGTTGAACTTGAGAATCTCGCGAGCGTACCCGACCGGATCATCCTTGTACGCGAACAAATCGAGGTACTTGCCGGCCTGGTTGGTATCAGGCTCTACCTTGCGAAGCACCTCACGCAAAATGTCTTCCGGTCGGAACCTCGGCATCATCTCACCTCTAACGACTCGAACTCAGCGGCTAGATCAACGAGCTTGTCGCGAAGCATCATCTCTTCGGTTGGATCGATGAGGAGCGTGATCTTCACCTTGCGCGGCTCATCGTCGATGGGTTCGACGGTCACGGAGCTAGCAAGTTCCTTGAGCTCGCTCACGTAATCCTCGTTGAAACCCGTACCGAGCAAGCCGCCCTCGATCTCGGCAAGCTCGCGGAGAATCCGGGTGAGCTCCTCATCGTCATAGGTGGCAAGGTCGGCGGTGCGGTTGTCGGCAAGAACGATCTTTAACTCGTCCTGCTCGTCCACGTCGACCCAGGCAACCTGGATCTTCTCCCATCCAAGCTGCCTTGCGGCCTCGTAGGTGTGGTTTCCGGCAAGGATGTGGCCGGTGCGCAGGTTAGCAACGATCGGGCGGTACTGGCCGTGTACGGCAAGCGATTCCTTGATCGCGTCAAGGTTGCCGCGCCGCGGGTTGCGTGGGTGTTTGGTGAGGCGATCGAGCTTGACCTTCTCGACCTTCTTGACCGAGATCATCAGTAAACCACCACCACGCTAGGCTTGGCGATTGCCGTCGCACCTTCACCGCACACCTGGATCTCGTACACATACCTCGGCCAGTCGTTCACGCCGGCCCGCTCGGCAAGCCTACCAAAGCACTCGATGCACACGAAATCGCGCTTTACCTGCTCAGGTACAACGGAGCCCCACAGGTTCTCGTCGACCACGTAGTCGATATTCGAGTTGCGACCGCAAATCGAGCACGACAAGAGCAGGCCATCGCTTACGCGCTCAGGCCAGTAGTCCTCGCCGCCGACCTCAACCTCAAAGACGCCATCCTCACGAAGTCTCGTCCTCACGGTCTCTCCCAGATGCCGAGGAAGTAGCACACCTCCTCGACCGCCACCTCGCACCCGATGTCCACCGCCATGTCCATGATTCGATAACCGTTTTCGAGCGGATGCTCGAGGGCGCGAATCAAGTCCTCGTCGCTATAGTGCGCAAGCTCTGGCGGTGAGTTCGGGCAATCGCGAATCATGTCGACGAGCCGCGTCATGGCTACGCCTCCGCAACCGCGCCGCCCTCGGCCTCGAGTTCGCGCTTAAGCGCGGCCCGCGCCTCCTCTGGCATTTGGCGAACGATCTCCTCGATCGCCTTGGAGTTATCGCCGAAGATGCGGTAGTACTCCTTGACGACGTTGAGGTAAGCCTGGAAGAGCGCGTCAGCGCTACGCCACTTGAGCTTGAGCTCGCCCTCGGCGTACTGCTGTACTTCCTTCGAGAGGATCTGGAACATCGAGCGTAGCGCGATCCAGGTATGCTCGCGCACCTCGGCCGCTTCCTCGGCGAGACGCTTCGCCTGGCTCTCGTACAGGTGTGCCTGGTAACGAGCAAGGAACTCCTGCCAGCTAACGGGCACGCCACGCTCGTACCAGCCTTTCACGGTATTGGCAGCCACCTTCACGCCAAAGCGGTCATTGATCCGCCGGGCAAGCTCAGACCACCCAATGGCGCCGTTGGCCTGAGCCCACATGCGCATGGCCGCCTCGATGATCTCTGGCGAGTAAGACGGCATGCTACTCCCCCCTCTCGTACACCCGGAGGGTTGCCGCCGTCGAAGTGAGCTCTGAGGATGCGTCTGAGCTCACGATGTAGAAGGTATACACGCCAACCTGGTCAAGCAGGCCGGCAGGGACGGTGAGCGTCACGAGCGAGCCGGATACGCTCGTCGGTGCAAGCGTACCGGTCGTGCCATCTGGCTTCACGTAGTGGATCGTCATCAAGCCAGGCGGTAGTGCGCCATCGATATAGAACTCGATGGTGAAGCCGTAATCGCCCTTGTAAACACGCTCACTCATCGAAGCTCACCACCAAACGTACACGGGGGCGAAAGGTAACCGTCGCGGCAACCCTCGTCGCAAACCGCACGTACAAGCGCAAAAGTGTCATGTTCACCCCCGGAAAGGACTAAATAACCGGCGCCCGCTTTCTGGAGCGCCGGGAGTTCATAGATAACGAAGCTCAGTCGGAGAGGCGATTTGCCAAACGGCGCTCGCTTTCAGAAAGGAAGGCGTAAAGCGCTTCCCAGGTTAGAATCGCCTGCCCACCCTCGAGCGAAAGCCCGTCGAGAAACAACTCGATGCGAACGCCGTTTTTGAGCTCAACGATGAGATTCGGCTCCTGCTGATAAATCGCCACCACATCGAAGTCGCCGATTTCCTCCTCGTGCACGATCGGCATAAGCCACAACCCCCTAGCTATAGACATCTCCCCAGTATCCGTAAATCAGGCCGCGGACCACATCATCGTCGAGCTCGCTAAGCATTCTGATGACGGTATCGAGGAACCTCGCTTGCGAGAGCTCCATCCCGGTGAGCTCGTGGTAGATGTCGGCAAAGCGCTTGTACTGCTGCATGTAGAGCTCGTAGAGGCCCTCGTCAACCGTCGGCAAACGCTTACGACGACTTTGCGACTTGAGCAGGGCGCGAAGCGTTTGTGAGTCCTTCGATCGCATCAACTCGCGAGCGACCTTGTACCCGCGCTCGTCGGCAAGCCTCGCGCCGTAGTAGAGGCGATCGAGCGACAGGCTGGCTAGCTCGTCGTCGTCTAGGCGGTCGCGCCACGCCGACATCGCCACCCGCGCCTTGTGCACGAACGTCGGATGCACGCCGTACTCATCGGCAACGTCGATCGCGTTGCGCGGATCGTCAGCAACGGCCTTGATGAGCTCAAGCCTGGCTCGCTTGTAGTTGTCTACGGCCCCCATGCCACCTGCACCACGAGGATGTCGGTCGGTAGATCCGCAAGCTGGTCGCGGAAGCCCCACAAGCCATACACCTGCTTTTCGTCGTAGAGGACGCCGGCGTTGATGAGGCCATCCACAACCGCCTGCAACACGCGGGGAAACGGAATCATCTCGTCCCCCGGGCGCGGCGCCTTGATCTCGTAGGTGATCGCGCGAACGTAAACAACGCGCACGGGGATCGGCTCGATGAGCGGGTAGATGCTACTCGCTCGTTCCCGCACGGCGTCCTTGAACTGGTCGTAGGAAAACCCCTTCTCGATGGGAACGATGAACGGCCCGAACGTGCGAGCTACCTGAAAGTAGTTCTCTAGATCTTGCTGACCGTCGATAAGAGATGCCATACCTTCACCAGCGCCGCCACGTACTCCTTACCGTGATACCGCTCTGGCGACTTGAGGATGTTCTTGGTGCTTCGATCCAGCATGAGCCACACCCGCGCCACCTCGTTGCGCCCAATCAAACCAATCAGATCAGGGCGCGTTGGTGCGCGGTAGTCAGGATCCAACCCAGGCGATGCATAGCGCTTGATGAGCACCCAAATATCCCGCGGGTACGACCCGCCGAGAAAGCGGGCCATCAAGCGAGCTACTTGAACTAGTTGCTCTGGGCTAACCTCCACGGAGTGTGAGTTGCTCATGCCAGGTATAGGTCCTCCCGCACGTTGGGCACGAGTGCACGAGCTCGCGGCACAGAATCTCGGGTTTGTCCTCGGCGAAAAACCAGAGTCGCGAGTGCTGGCGCACCCGCGACTTCCTCAACGAGTCTGTGCAGCACGGTCGTTCACCGACCGGGCGTTGCTCAAGTGAGTAGAAGTTCGCGCCGCACTTCGTGCACTGGAAACGGTATTGCGTCGCGATGATGTCCGGGTTCATCGTGTCCTTGCGCGTGCCAGACCGCGCCTGGCGGAGCTTGCCGCCACAGTACGGACACGAAGCCAATCTCGCTATGATTCTCGCATCATCGCGCATGATACTTTCGCATAAAGTGTCAGTCAATACCTCCATGCGTCATCCTCCGATAGTAGCGTCAACTAGAAACAGCGTCATCATCGAGTTTGAGCTTCGCCACAAGCCGCTCGCGCTCACCCTCCGTGAGATGATATGCATCATCACGCAACTTTATGTCAAGCGCCTCAAGCTCTCTCCTGGTGAGATAAACACGGTCCAGCACCTCAGAATCGATGAGGTCAACGAGCTCGGCGAACCCACTACTGATACCCCGCACGAGCATCTTGGTCGCCTCGGCGAACTCACGGGTCTCAGGCTGGGCGTGCTCGCTAATGCGAAGCTGCCAGAAGTGCATCAGCGCCCGCAAGTTCGCGGTGAAGTAGATTTGGGTCATCGTCGCTAACGGAAGTACGGCCCTTGCCACTTCACGCGGTACACCGAACTCGTCGACGAGCTCCTGGTAAGTGCCAACCGCAAAATCGATGGCCTCCCACAAACGATCGAGCGCGTAGACGCTTTCACCTACGCGCTCCTCACTCGGAAGCCAGTAATCACCATCGAGGCGCTTGTACCTACCACTCAACTCGTTCCAGCTAAAGCCAATGCGGTGGCGCATCACCTGACGCGCTACGAAGATGGGAACCTCGGCCTCAAAGGTAAACACAACGTGCTCGAACGGCGTTCCGTGGTCGTTCTGCAATAGGAAGCGGATGAGGTTGAGGTCCTTCTCGCGCCCTTTGAGTCCCTTGCCAAAGCTCGTGCGTGCTGCCTCGGCAGGGACAAGCTCGTGCCCCATGTGGCGCACGAGCTTGACGTAGCCACGGCCATCGTAGAGTTTTACAGTACGCTCACGGTCCATTTGGGTAGATCACCCCGCCAGGTGAACGGATGCTTCCAGAACTTCCGATAGCGTTCCCACTCGTCGCAGGTCACTTCCCAATCGTAGGGTGCCAACGGATGTGGTGGTTGAACCGGATAAGGAACTGGAACAAAAACGGGGCCAACGCCATGCCCCCGCCTAAGCTCCTCAACCTCGCGCCGAAGCTCTTCTACTTCCCTTGATAAGCGCTCGATCTCACGTGCTAGCTCTCTGCCGATGTCCCTAGCCACGCAACTCACCAACCCTTCTTCGCAATGATAACACGATGCATCGACTACGCAACCGCTCCTCGCGCAACGTGGAAGGCCATCCGCTCCGTACCCGGTCGCGGCTTGCTAGCAGAAACCTGGAAACCGAACAGGAACCTCCATCGTCGCTTCTTCGCTAGCCAGCCGTGCGGATAGAACAGGTTGGCAAGTTCGTCGAGGTAGTGCCTCATGTAGGACGGCATGCGCTCAAGATCGCGCTTCATTCGCTCGAGGAAGGTCAACCAAACCCATGCACCATACTGGGAGCCGTAGCGGTAGACCCAGCGCCAGTTCTCGATCCACGCAAGCAGCGTGGAGTGGGACACGCCAACCGCCCTGGCCGCCGCCCGCACACTCGCACCAGCGTTGATGAGCATGAACGCGAACGCATGACGCGGCGACCACTCAGCCTTCGAGGCGCCAAAAACGTTGTAGGCAACGTGAATCTTGGGCTCCTGGTGGGTGGTCGGTTTTTCGGGTGTAATCATGGAAGCATCCCCTTTGTTGTGAGGTTGCAAGCCATTATTAATCTCCTTAAAGCCGAGGAAAGAAAGTGAGGCGTTCAATTCATGCCCGGCGTCATAGAACGGTATTTTGACCACCGGAGCAATTTGCTTAAAGCTCTCCTTACTAAGCGTTCCTAAGTAAGGAGAGCTTTCTTTCCTAACATCCACTTGACGTAAGGTGCTGTAGAATTCGACGAAGAAATCCTTAGCAATCCTATCAAGGTAGAGTAAGATACTAAGACCTCCAAGGTTACTAGTGATGCTAACGTAGCCGTACTCCTCGAGTCTTAGTAGATACTTTCTAAGTACATCGAGATTCATAGGAGCTACGCGGAGCAATTCCGCACGCCGGACCATCAGCCTTGGTGTTCCAAATTTCTGTCGCTCGATTTTTTTCGCGGTGCTACGCAACGGACGCGGGCGGGCGAGCGCGGCGAGCAGCGAGTGCAGTACGCGTGATGCGTTCGTATCTGGCAGCTTCCACGCCGCCCATGCGCCACTCTCGAGGCCGCGCACCATGCCGCTGGCCACGTCGCGCACGGTCAGCGGCTTAGCAAACTCCTCGCTTTCGAGAAGAATCTCACGAGCCCCATCGTAGCCGTAGGCGTCGATGAGGTCGCGCACTGTGGCCTGCCCCACGGCGTCCATGTCGAGGACGCGTGGGTATGCTCGCTTGTAGATGGCCAAGCGCTTGGCTACGCCCTTTGCCTTCCTGTGCTGGCTCCTTGGGAAGACGATGAGCACTTCCTCGCCATCGCGCACCTCGCTCTCGCGCCAGGTGGCTCTCGTTCCTAGCGCGAGCTCGAGCATCTTGGCGTCGCCTGGCGAGTAAGCCAGCACAACCATATCGGCGTGAGTATACATCACTCGTAAAAACTATGCAAGACCCATCATCGTTGACGCTGGGGTGGATGATATGCTAACCTTTGCCCAGGAGGTGTGTATGCCTGACATCGAAAGAATGGCGAAGCGTATCGCGAGGGAGTGGAAAGATGATGAAATCTTCGAGCTCATCAAGCATATTGACCTCATCGTTGGCGATTGCCAATTTACCAAAACGATGCACGACTACTTCGACCGGGCAGTGACCTACGATTGCTCTGAAGTGGAGGAGGGTTGATGCGCAGACTCATCGACTTTTTCATGTTCGACCTCGTTGCGTGGATCAAAGCACGTAGCTATGGCGTTATCTCCGTGCACGAGGAGAAGCTCGGCAACTTCTCTATCAAGGTTTACAAGGTCAAGCGTGACGTCTTTTTCATCTCCGGGCGCCACGTGTTCGTCGGCCCGAGCTTTCAGCAGTTCTGGGAAGGCAAGCTCAAGGTCGTGGCCTTCGTGACAGCGTGCATCCTAACCAAGGCTCCGATTCGTGCCTGGCTTTGCAAGGAGTGCCAGCGTAGGGCGATCAAGCTTCTGAGCAACATGTACCAGAAGTCAACCGACCCACCTTTTGTCGATGGCTCGTGGGTGAACATCTGCTTGCGGGAGGTGTCCAAGCGTGGTGCTGCTTCTTGATATTGCAACGGCTATTGCTCTTGGTGCCATCGCCATCCCGATCGTCAACGCCTTCTACTTCGCGTTTGCCGACTTTAGGGAAACCGGGCAGCGCGGGTTCATCTACCCGATGCTGCTTAGTGCGTTCATCGCAATCGACATCATGCTGTGGTTAGCCGTGCACGAGCTCAAGATCGCGCTTGGCGGCTTCATGACTGGCATCGTCATCGGCGCTTTTCAAATCGCGCTCGAGGAGGCATAGGCAGTGCGGTTTCTGGCTGGAGTATGCAAGCTACTTGATGCGATTGGCACGATCCTTGGTGGCATCATCTACGGCATTATGTTTGGTATTGCGTTCGTGCTCGTCGTGATTGCCACCACGATAGACTACGTGCTCGATGCCATTCGCGAGTTCGTGAGTTGCAAGAAGGATAGCGGCTTCGATGAAGTGCATGGGGAGGCATGATGAGTCGGTGCGTGGCTAGAGTGACGGTGTTTATCAAGGGCTTTTCCATCTATGAAGAGATAGTGCCAGTTGAGAAGCTTCCGCAAGACCTAGATGCCGCTTTCGATGTTGGCACGGCACTTCTTGCATCAACCGGAACGCTTCTCGAGGTCGAAATCGAGGAAGGCGTGCGGTTTGCGCACTCCAAGGAGCTAGAAGCGTACATCCTGCATAAATTCCTCGAGAAGTACGGGCGCGATCTATTACGCGTGCTCGAGCCAGAATGGATCAAGTTAGATTACGAGATCGTGAACATTGCCGCCGAGTACCGTGGTGAATGATTTGCGTGATGCGTTCTTGCATGCGGTCAAACGCTCGAGGTGCCTGGCGTGCGGGCGCGTAGGCGTTGACATGGCTCACGTGCCCTACTGGTCAACGAAGCTGGGCCGCTTCGTTCGCCCCTCGCACAAGGGTGTGGGGTGGTTTTTCGCCATTCCGCTATGCCGGCAATGCCACCTCGAGCAACACCGCCTCGGATACGAACGCTTTGCGGAGCGTAAGCTTGGTGGGCTGCTAGCTCAGTATCGCTGGATTGCGCATACCATTGCATCGCTACTTGACATGCATGCACCTAAGTGTGATACGGTTGACACATGCGGGAGGTGGATACGTGAGGCAATTGAGTCGGAAGCCGCCTGCGCCGGGGCAGGACGCAATTGAGCACTACCGCATGCTGCTCGAAAACGTCGGCATTACGTACTACACCAAGGAGATCGCGCGTTTGCACCGCGATGGAAAGGTGCCGGATGAGGCGATGCTTCTTGCGCTCAACATCGCGCTCGAGGCTGAGCAGAAGCTAATGACGATCTACCGCGACTACGACGATGATCCGACTATGGAGAACCTGAAGGAGCTTATCGACTAGGGGGTTAGTATGGGAATCGCGCTATTGTTCGCCGTAATGGCCGCAACCTTCTTCCTCGTCGGAATGCCGGCGTGGGGGTGGTTCATCACAGCCATCGCCGCCGTGCTCGGTGCATTTGAGCTCTACCTGCACGTGAAGTACCGGCAAACGCTCTCCTCGCGTTTCTACCACACGTGGAAGACGCGGCCGAGAGCCATCATCATCGTCGGCATCGTATTCTTCATCGTGCTCGGCCTGCTCATCTACCACCTGCTTGGATACTGGGATGGTAGCCTTGATCTTACGCGGCCGATGAGGGGGATGGTGTGGGCAAGTTGCGCGTGCGCGTAAATCTTGAACGCGACGATGGGGTTGTAGCTCGTTTCGAGAAGGTCGTTGAGGCAGACGACAAGAGCGCATACGAGCTCTACGACTTCATCGTCGCACACGTGAACCAGTTAGAGCAACGTGAGCGAATCACAAAGGCACCACCGGTTAGAGAGTCGACGTAAGAAGGCATGGGTATACCAGACCTCGCTCTCCCCGCTCGGGCAGTTGATCTTGATGCTCCTCAACCTGGGCGGGGGAGCGTTCCACATCAACGAGGTGATCCTCGCCATGTACCGGAACGGCTTTTCGAGGAGGGCGGTGATAGCGACGATAGACAAGCTTGGAGACCTCGGGCTCATCAAGTCGGTTGGCGCCGGTCACTGTATCACGCTCACCGAGAAGGGGAGGTGGAACCTTGCTTCGGGCAATAGCGCTGGCGTGCACGATGGCGAGGCTGGCTAAGCAGGTTGTGGCCGCGACGGCGTGCACCCACGTCGATCGCTGCACTTCGCCCGTAGAAGTATTCGAGCAGTGCGTCGACGGGGCGATGTTTGCCCGCTTCGCCGTCGATGAGTTGAAGCGTCCGCGCATTACCGGCGTTGTGTGCTTCTTCGTCGGTTTGTTATCATGGTTGCGGCATGGCACGAAGCACATCGAATCCGTCGCGCAAAAGTTCATCGAATCCGCCGGATAGCTACTACTCCGTGCCAGAGCTTGCGGAGATCCTCGGAGTATCGCGCACAACGATCTACCGGCGTATCGAGAAGCTACGCTTGCGACGTTTCCGCGACAAGAACGGGCACATCTACCTAACACCCAATAGCGCCGAGCGGCTCATGCAGTCCTTTCCTGGCGAGGTGACGCATGAGTGGATTCCAGGGTGGATCACAACGGGCGAAGCAGTAGAGCGCTACGGATTCACGAAGGCGACTTTCAAGTGGTGGATTATCACCGGTAAGGTACGTGGCAAGCGCTACCGTCACCTGTGGATCATGGACCCGCGCTCGGTGGAGGAGTACATCGCTAAGCGCAACACGGCTCCGCAAGGATGGGTTCCGGTTCGCGAAGTAGCCAAGCGCACCGGACGCACCACGAAGTCGGTTATTCGCCTTGCGCGGGCAAACGGGTGGCCGTTACGCAAGTACCGCCACGACGGGTATCTTGTCTTCCACATTCGGAAGAGCGATGCACGGATTCTCGAATCCGTCGATGAGCTAGTTCCCGTCTCGAAGTATCTTCGCGAACGCTACGGGCTTAGCGATAGGGCGATCGAGCGCGTCGTAAAGCGGCTCGACGGGCGCATCGTTCGCCTTGCGTACCGCGAGCGGTTTGCCAAGCAAGAAGACATCGAGGAGGCTTATCATGCGACTTTCGGTAAAGCTTCTTAACGAGGTGGCTGAGCGTCTCGAGCGCAAGAACCGCGCGTATGCCGGCGGCCAGCACAAACACATCAACTTCATTATTGGCAAGGACGTACTCAACTACGACGAGGCGTGGCAGGCGGCGCTGGCCTACGCGACAAAGCATATCGCGACCCTACTCACGTGGTTTAGAGAAGGCAAACTCCCGGAGGACAGCGAGAGGGTGGCCGAGGTGCTCGGCGACATCATCGCGTACATGGCACTCATCTACGAGATTCACGAGGAGGCAAAGCGTGCCGAGGAAGAAGGCGATCACTGGGTCTCGTCGACAACTTACCCGTGAGCAACTTGCCGAGTTTGCACCAAAGCTCAAGGAGGCCAAGCGCATCGCGAACAAGAACCCCGTGCTAGGGTACTTCAAGATTCGCGCGATCATCGAAGAGTTAGAGCGACGCTACGGCGTCAAAGATGGGCGTGAGTACCTGGCAGAGATCGAGGCCATCGGGAAGGAAGATGATACAGGGTAGGATCGTTTACCGCGTCGCAAGGGGCGGGCCGCTTGATGGCTTCCGGCTCGCCACGCTCGAGGACGACAGAGAAATCATCGTTAGGCTGGATGACGGCAAGTACGTTTACGAGGTGCACGAAAACGAGTTGAGATACGTTGGGGTGCTCTATGAAGATGGAGGAGAGGCCGAAGATCGTTGAGCTCACGAACGTGCTTTGGGAGCTCGCGAAGCTATCGGCCGAAGCCGTATGCGAGCAAAACGGCTCACGAGCCGGTGTGACGGCACACGCGGCCGAGTTCTGCTACCTAGTTGAGAGCCTACAATATGACAACATCGCAACGCTAAACACCTTCGGCGAGGTTGACGAAGAGGCTTATAGCTCGGTTGTGTACGTTGCCGAGCGCTCGTCTACCATCGATGGGAACGACACGTTCGAGGTGCACGATGACTACCGCGTGGTTTATCACCAGCCGACCGGTAGGGTATTCGCCGTGCGCAATGACGTGACGGAAGGAACCTACGACCTTGGCGGCAACGTAGTGCTCGTCGTGCACGCTATGAACGACCTCGAGGCACTCTTTGCCAAGGAGCTCGATCAACCAAAAGCCTTTTAAGCGAGCAAAGTAAACCGGCGCCGGTTGTTCCGGCGCCGGATGTTTTACCTAGAAGGGGCGCTTTGAACCGACCCGACCTGACCCGCCTAGTCTATCCGGTAAGGAGGCTCCTATGAGGAACGAACCTGGGAGGGTGCTCAGCTCTGGCACTTGCCGCGCCCACGGCCTTGGAAAGGAGGTGCGATGATCCGGTTAAAACCCCCGCGCTGATGGACCCGAGGAGGTGATAGCCTTGCACCGCCCCTTCTAGGTTTTGGCCAGGAGGGCTTTCCTCCTTGGCTACCTAGATCATACTAACCGCACGCGGCGTGTGTCAACCCTTCTTCTTGCGCCGGCGCTTTGGCCTAGCGGACTCCCAGCGCTCCTCGTTGACGTTGGCCTTCTCGAAGTAGGTCTTGAGCACGTCGTCGCGCTCGATGCCGAACTCCTCACCAAGGCGTAGTAGGAGGTACGGAACACGCCTCGAAAAGCGCACGCTACCGGCCGCCGCAAGGATGTGCCTGATCGTATCCGGCATGTCCTTTGGTGTCACGTCTTCGTAGAGTAATTGCGTGCCGTCAGCACGACCATCCTTTAACACGAGTGCAAGTGCGAAGTGCAGCACGTCGGCGAGTTCTTCGGTGGCACGCTCCTTGTCGGTGACGAAAGCGTCGCCGTGGCGCTTCCACCACGCCCACTTGCCTTTGACCGCGTTCAAAAACTCTCCGAGCTCGGCGACGAGCGCAACCACAAGCTCGCCACGGGTCGGCTTGTACTCGAGCTTGTCCTGTAGCTCGCGTTGTCGTTCTAGGGTATCGGCTAGGCTATACATCATCCCTCCTCGATGGCCTTCTTCTGTTGCAACCGAGGTGCCGGGTTGAGCTTCACCATGCGCCGGCGCACGCGCATACCGCGAATGTCGCCGCCGAAGTTCACACTAAACAGCCGTTCGTGCGGAACGAACTTGCCGCACTTTGCAAACATGACATGGTTGCCCTTCACGAGCACCTCGTCCTTGATGAGATCACAGTACGCACGCAAGACGGCTTCAACGTCTTGCTGGCGCACCCCGGTGCGCTTGGCGATTTCGCGCTTAATGTCGAGCATCTTCCACGTCTTCATGTTCCAACCCCCTAACACACATAGCGGAATGTGCGCGGATTTCTTTATCCGCGCACACCCAGAGTGAGGCAAGGAAGGCGTGCCCCGTTCGGCCTCGCCCTTTTGGTTTTGTCACGGGCTACCGCCCGTGCAATAGAAGCATAGCGCATTAGGTGCCCCTTGTCAAGGGTTGCATATATGTCGCACACGTGCTATGTTGCTCGTATGAACGGTGCGTGGCGTAGCAAAGAGGTCACGGTTGGCTACCTTTGCCGCATTGGCGAGGTGATTTTTGTTTATGAGGCTGGCCACGCACCGCCAAGTATCACCATCCCCATCCCAGTTACGTTGCCACGTGTCGTGGAAGGCAAGGAACTCCAGTCTATTCTTCTAGCAAAACCAGAGATCGTCGATCAATGGATGAAGTTCCCGCTCAACATCGGAGATCGAGTCGTGCACCTTGTCGTCTACGGAAGTGGCCACGAGTGTAGCCGACACTTTAGGTGCGAGTTCGGTGACGACTTTTTCCACAAGATGGCGCACGTGCTCAACGCGATCAACCGCGCGTTGCGCGGAGGTGGTAAGTGATGGAAAGCAAATGTGAACTGGTTAAGGTTAGCATAGCTGAGGCTGCCGATGGCATTGCATGGTTGTTGCTAAACCGACACGAGCATATGTGGCTTGCGGCAAAGTTCGCCGCGATTTTGACAGAGCGTTTCGCGCGTATGGATGATGTAAGCGACGACGAACTCGTCGACACAATCCTGGCGTGGGGAGTGCGCTATTTGTACAACCATACCAATGGTTCCGTACACTTTCCGCACCACTCACTCTTTGCGTTCATTGCAGTAGCATCTCGACGGTATGTGCTCACTTTAGATGGGCTCGGGCGCGTCTTGAGTGACACGTGGAGCTTGCGCTTTTCACTTACACAACGTGCACTAGGCGCGGATAGCGAACTCATTGTTCGCGTAGGTGGAGCGATTTCGGAAGCGCTTGATCAGATCGGAATGCACGAGCTTGCATCCGATGTGTCGCTATCCACGGAAAGCATGCTAGTGCTCGAGGCTAGTTAGAGCTCGAGTTCAAAAGCAGCAAGCTGTGCGGGTGCGCAACCGAGCGACGGGTCGATGATACTCACGGATACGCCGATGCTACCGTACTGCATGCAACCAGAGCGCAACATGACCATGATCGACCCGAAGTAATGGCCATCTAAGTTGAACATCAACGACGTGCCATTGCTAACGTGCGTAACCCGCACGCGCTTGCTAGCGGCAACCTCCTTCACCTTGCCGCTCTCGTCTAGAATTACGTTGGCCGCATCTTTTGCTCCGTTGCGCACGATGAGCATGCGTGTCTCGCCATCGATGGCTACGCTGATTTGGTCTTTGCCGTAGTGCGCGTCGTCGAGTTCAATGCGGAACCCGTCGTCAAAGACGATCACCTTCGCATTTGGTTTAATACGCCTAACCCTCATCTCGCCGACATTATAGCGGCGTTGTGGTGAGGTTGCCAATATGCTAACATCTGAGGTGATGGAAGTCGGGCTCTACACGATCGACAAAAGTAAGCCGGTGGATAGCATTGCTCGCGTGATCCGCCGCACACGAGAGCGTCGCGGGATTCCACAGCGCGAACTTGCCGCGAGGACCGGCAAGACGCGCACGACGCTAAGTAGGATGGAGTCTGGCAAGCACGACTTGCGCATTAGCACGATCGTCGAGTTGCTCGACGAGCTCGGCATGGAGCTCATTGCCGTTGACCGTGATACGGCGGCAATGCTACGCGACATGTTCGAGCTTGACAAAGAGAGAGACGCGGGTTAAGCTATTGGCGATGTCCGATACGGGCACCCGACAACGAGCAAGCGCGAGCGGTATGCCGTGGCGGGTTATTGGGCGAATAGCTAGAGGTTCGACTCCTCACCATAGCGCGGTCAAACCGCGCGTGACTCCCGCCACGAGTTCGACCGCTCGCTTCTAATACGAGAATCTCCCCGGTATGCTGCAAGGGGTTACCGAATGTGGATCGGGACACCCTGCTAAGGTGTACAAACCCCCTTGCGAACTTGACCGGGGTTGATTTTTATCTCTAGGGGTGATAAGCTTGCTACCGGGAGGATGAGATGCAGGTTAACCGTGTAAAGGGTATGTATAATAGTGCTCGTTCAAAGCTTCCTGGCCGCGAACATGAGATGACCTATAACGACGCCGGTGGCGCCGTCTTCATCGACGATGCGAAGCGACTCGAGCGGTTCATCATTCTCGGCATCGACGAGGGGACGATCTACGCTACGCCGGAAGAAATCCATGAGCGTACCATCGAGCTTATTCGCGAGCTTCCCTATGAGACCTTCAAGCGCGTCATGATCGAGGCGGCACCGAAAGCGTGGCGCAAGCGGAACCCGATTGCGGCCATTGCGATCCGCGCCGCCCTTACCGACGATCGCGCTCTCATTTTCAACGATTTGCTACCGAACCTTCCTGGCTTGTTCAAGACGCCCTCCGACCTGCTTTACTTCGCCTCCATGTACCGTGGCGCGTTCAGGAAGCCGTTTAGCCGCTCGGTGCGCCGGTTCGTCCAGCGCAAGCTCCACGACTTCGACGACTACCAGCTTGCCAAGTACCGCAAGCGCTATGGCATTTCCACGAGCGATCTCCTAAAGCTCGCGCACCCGCACCCTGGCGATCGCAACGCTGTCTTCCACTACCTCCTGGATGGTGAATACACCGACGAACTTGCCGGCACCATCTTCGAGGGCCTCAAGCTGGCCAACATCGCCGGTACGGTCGACGAGGTGCTCAAGGTCGCCGAGCGCTTCAACCTCTCGTGGGAGATGCTCCCCTCGTGGGCGCTCAAGGATGCGGACACCTGGGTTGGCCTCTACCGCATGGGCAAGATTCCGGCAATGGCGCTCCTGCGCAACGCATGGCGCTTTGACCGGGATGGCGTACCAGGCGATGTTTTCGATAGCGTTGTGGAAGATCTCTCCAAGATCCACCGCCGTGGCGTGCACCCCGGGTACATCCTGACGGCCGCCATCGAGTTAAAGCGCCGCAACGCAAGCTACGATTTGGTCGATGCGCTCTTCAAGGCGTTCGACGCCGCATCGAGTAGCAACGCTGCGCACGACATGCGCATCGGGCTTGCCATCGACAATAGCGGCTCCATGTGGTGGGGCATGATCGGTGGGATGTTGCGCCTCGAGGCCGCACTCGCGCTTGGTAGCGTGATCGACTCTGCCTTCCGGCGCGTATCGGTGACCTACTTTAGCAATAGAGCGTACAACCTCAACATCCGCCCGCGTTCCGCGCTCGATAGCTTCGAGGATACGTTGCGCGAGTATAGCGGAGGCACTAGCGTGGCTAGCGCTCTAAGCCACCTTGCCGATCGCCGTGGCGACGGATACGACGCGACCGTAGTGATCACCGACGAGCAGAACTGGGCTGGCGAGAGCGTGCAGATGACCTACCAGCGGCACAAGAAGACGCTTGGCAAGCTCATCATCGTGACCGTTGACGCTAGCGCGAAGGGCTCGCTCACCGACCCCAAGGATCCTGACCAGGTGACGGTCGTCGGCTTGGTGCCCGAGATCGACAAGGTGATCGCTGAGTTCGTGCGCGGGTAAACATGGGCGTCGTGCACGTCTATAGCCCGAACTACGGCTACTCCGGCAAGCTCCACCCGTGTCCGGTGTGCGGCTACGAATACGACCGCGGCGAGCACTACCTACAACGCCCGTGTCCCGTATGTGGCGCCGCCGAGCTCGAGGTCGAGAGCTTGCCGGAGCTTGTGCACGGCGCCGTCTCGACGTTCGTGCATAGGTATGGTATCCCGCGGCGTGAAATCGCCCAAGTTATTGGTATCTCGCCACACACGCTCAAGTCGTGGGAATACCGCAAGTGTACATATGAGCAGTTTGAGCGCTTTAGCGAGGCGATTCGCTTGATCGCCGCAGAGCGCAAGTTGTACGACGTGGCACGGCGTGAAGAGGCAGAGCACGAGAACGGAGGTGCATGATGGAATGGCTTGTCATTTGGTTCTACCTCATAGATGTCATCGACACTCTCAATATTCTTTCTGGTCTACTCGCACTTGCGGCTGCTGTCTTTGCTGGCATGGCATGGCTAGTGTCCATCATGACGCGATCGGAGCTAAGGAGCTATAGCGTACGCGACAATGAATCGGCACAGCGCATACTACTGGAGCAGTTTCGCATTGAGCGCAAGATCGCGATTGTACTCACCGTTGCATCCGTCTTGCTCACGACTATTAACGTGCTCGCACCATCCCGCACGACAATGGAAAGGATGCTAGCCGCAAAAGCGCTCGTTGAAGTTGTCAACACCGATGCAGCCAAGCGCATCATCCCGAAGAGCGTTGAGCTAATTGAACGCTACCTGGACAAAGCACTACGCGACGACGAAGACAACGGGAGGTAGAGCATGGTGATCGCCGAGAATGATGTCTTCGATCTAGACGACATTGATGGCCTAACGGAGGAGCAGAAGGCCCAGGTCGTTAGTTTGGTTGCTAGAAAGCTCTGGGAGCTTGAAGAGGGCACTACGGGGCGGCTCGACTTTGCCGGCAAGAGCTATGACCCGGCAACGATCGTTAAACTCGATGGCGCATACCGTGTGCACTCCTACGTTTATTCCCCACAGGGACGTAGCTTCGTCGCACCCACGCTCAACGATGCGCTCAACCACTTTCTTGCGGCTGTGCTAATGAACCTTACGAAGCTACCGTGGTGCGCTGCTAAGGCGATGGCACTTACGCTTTTCCCTACGCCCACTCTCTTTACCGACGACGAGATCGCGCTAGCCAAAAAGAGCGGCATGTGGACAGGCGAAAAGTACGACGCGCTTGCCAAGCAGCTATGCGCCGGCAAACGGGAGCAGCCGTTTGCCACCTACAAAGTTGATGGTGCGATCGACATTACCAACCTACTCATGGAGATTGCCGAGTACTACACGGTCGACGAGATTGGCCGCGCGTTCGTGTACGTGCGCATGGCAAACGAGCTCGCGCAAGATGGTCGCGCTCTGGTCGACAAAAGCGGTAAAGAGCCCTGGCTTTCCGTGCCGACCAACCCGCTTTACTTCAAGAACGGCTACCTGGTGGTTCCGCGCGGATACAAAGCGCGTATCGTCGAGGATGAGCGGCACTACGGCCGCGTAGTATTGGAGCGTGCGAAATGACCTTCGAGGAGTGGTTCGAGTCGCTCGAGAGATCTGAAACGGAGAAGCTCGCCTATAGCCTCGTGATGGCGCTAAACGCCGAGCGGTCGTCGATCTGGCTCGCACCGACGGCGCGAGCACTTGTCGGCACGTTGATAAGCGCCGTTGCGTCCATTGCCCTATCTCAGTGGTACATTATCGGCTTGCTCATCGGCCTTATCTTGCTCGAGGCAACGGCGAGCAAGGTCTACGTGCTTGGCGAACTCGACGAGGGTTTAGAGGAAAGCTTCATTACACAGCTATACGCGATGGCCTATTGGGTAGAACGGCACAACGTCGACAAGATGCGCTTCTTGCGCTACGCCACGATGGCGTACATGTGGGTAGTGGCGGTAGTGCTCGGCATACACCTCATCGCATTCTAGGCGTCTACAAAAGTGCGGCGCGGCATAGCCGCGCCGCTTTATGCATGCGCACCGATATATAGCGTGCCATACGTTGACGAGGCAACCATCACGTTCGACGGAGCAAACCATGTCACCGTGTCGAACGCGATGTAGTGATCGGTCTCGAGCTTCGCCGGGACGAATGCGATCCAGTCCTCGTCGCCGTAGAGCGTGGATAGCTTCTGTAGCTCGCGAGGCGCTTCGCCAAACCGCATCACGATGGCTAGGTTGCGTTCGACTGCATAGCGGATTGGTTCGATCTTCAATAGCATCTCGTCGAACTCGCGTTGTACGTCAAACCAGTATTGCGGCGTGGTCTTTAGATAGCGCGACAACGCATTGGCGATGTCTTCGTTCACGACAAGCCATCCATCCAAGAATAGGGAGAGCACGTCGTCGTTTTCCATCTCAATGGCCAGTACGTCGTTGTTGCCGATGAGTTCGTCCGCTACTACATGTGGTGGCTTTGCCATGTGCGTAGTATAGCACACTAGCTAGCCATCAGCTATACTAAACGCATGAAGCTCGTGCACAGAGATTTGTTTGACTCGGTACATACTATATCGCATGACACACTTGTCCTCGTCGTGACAACAAACCGCATGCAGGATAGCCGTGGGTGCCTTGTCATGGGCGCCGGAGCCGCCAAGCAGATGGCCGAGCTATACCCGCTAGCACCGTGCAAACTCGGACGCATCGTGGATGCAAAGGGCAAGGGCGATTACTACCTCGTGGTTTGGGAGGAGCACAGGCCACGCCTCGGTGCCCTACAGGCCAAGCGACACTGGCGAGACCCATCGCCGATTGGTCTCGTGCTATCGAGCATTGAGGCGCTACGCCGCTATGCGCTTGAGAACCAAGATCTAGAGATCCACGTCAACTTTCCAGGTATCGGCCTCGGCGGATTAAAGGAACAGGAGCCCATTATCCTCAAGGCGCTAGAGCAGTTGCCGAGCAATGTCTTCGTGCACAAATTATAGCCGCCAGCTGTTCTAGCTAGCGGCAATGCGTAGCCGATTGCTCACCAATGAAGCGGTATGTGTAGCATCTCCGGGCTTAGCACGCGCTCAACTACAACCAGGTTCTGTGAGGTTGTGAGGGCGAAGTCGTACACGTGAACGACATCTTTGCTCACATCTACTACGCCAAGCGAGAACTCGACACCATTGATGGACGGTTTGAAGGCATAAGCTAGGAGTAGCTGTGTTGACGCTACCTTGAGGATTTCAACGGACGGAGGCGCATTCTCGTACTCCGATTTCGTGATGCCAATCTCAATGGGCGTGCTATATGCACGTGCGAGGATGGTCGTGCTAGGATTATCACCAAACAGGCTCATGTGTGGTACAATAGTGATGACATATGCGTGATTGCTCTTTTTGCTGACATAGAGAACGAGTAAGTCGTTAAACTCGTATGTACTTCCGCTAGAATTACGCTCGTGCATTATACCACCCCCTCTACAATGACGCGAACAAGCACCTCGTCCACTCGCTCGTCATCAAATGCGAGCGACACATCGGCAACAAGATTGCGGTCTTCGATACGCCAATCAACGTATGCAGAATACAAGTGTTGCGTATTGCCGTTGAGATAGCTTACGTGTGCACTATACGCTTGTGCAACAAGCTCTACGTAGCACTTACACGCGTCAACGCGCGACACTAGGACTTGCGTTAGTGCCGGTCCTTCGAACAAAGGGAATGGAACAATGAATTCCGTTGTCGGTACACCATCGCCAGCGCCCTCAATGAGCACCTCGAGTGCATCATCGGGGTCGTCCCTCAAGAGGAAGCGCATGGTAGCGAAGTACGTGTTGTCGCGTCTAATGACGATGGCGTCCTTATTTAGCCCGCTCTCGGCAACGACGGAACCGCTATCTGTCTTAGCGCTAATATAGGCGATACGCGTCTCATGTGCCAACTAGAACACCCCCTAATCGCACTCGATCTTTACTTCATCCAACTTGAAACTAGCACGCAAGCCGGCGTTAGCATTCTCGGCAGCAACGTCTAGCTCTGGTAGCTTACGGCGAACCTCCTCCACGATTGCATCGTGAATTTCATGCCGGCTAAACCAGCTACCATCGAGGCGGATTGCGACAAACGCGCTATCCGACTCGTTGAACTCTTGCACCACACGCTCGAGAGCGGCAACCGCTTCGTCGCTAGCACCTCCCCCCGGATAAGCCTCGAGTTCTATAACGAACACGTCCATGTAAATGCTCGGCATGCTTAACCTCCAATGACGAACAAGATGCTATGCCCGCGAACCGCCACACGCACTACATCGCCTTCGATGGTAATCTCAAAACGATAGCCTGGGCTGAAACGCACGCTAAAGGTATCGCTATAAACGCGCTCTATGGCTAAGCCAGCTTCTGATAACACCCTATCGACCACGAGTGCGCCATTGCTTACGTCAAACGACACCGAGTTATCGTATTCGCTGTGGCTTGGACCGTAGATGACCGTCAAGTATTGCCCGTCAAAATACGCGTGATGCTCGTGGTCGAATGAGTACGCCTCACCAACGACGCGGGCAAGCGCTACGCTCAATGGCTCGTCATTCTCGACTTTGAGCGGATGGCCGTATTGGAGCACGTCGGCTAGGCTCGTGTTCGCGGAAAGTTGCAGGAACACGAGCTCACCGCCTCGCTCCGATACACCGAAGGCGCCCCTCGCAGTGTTGCTAGCGATCACGCTCGAGTTGCGCACCAACCGCGCAAAGTCGTCAATGGAATGGACGACAATCACCTTCAGGTCTTCGACGTCTTGCCTTCTCATCATCTCACCCGCCCATAGCTTAACCCACAGGTGCATTATGTGCAACCGGTTGACGTAGCAACGAAAGTAGTGTACTATGCCTACTGGCGGACACTGCAGGGGCCTATGGCGAACCCCCTAGCCAACGAAGGCTAGGGGGCCTCGCCTTATGGCATTGCGAACGCGAGCTTTCCATGAAGTGTGCCTAGTACGATCCCCCGCGTGCCGGGTAGTTGAATCGCCTCTTGCGCCTGCTCGGCGTTGCGCGGAATGAAGGCCACCATCGTGTATTCTTTCTCAGCGCTATTGTCCTCGAAGAGCGTCTTGATGTTGTAATGGCTAGCGAAGCGCGAGTCCGAGTTTCCGACCAATACCACACCCCACTGCACGGCTGTTTGGATGATCGGCGCTTGAATGATGTAGGTGTCAATGAGCGCTTGCCGCTTCAACCATTCATCTGCCGGAACTCCGGTGACGTGCTCAAGGCCGCTAGCGATCTGCTCGTCGATCACGATGTCGCCAAGTAGCAACTTTGCGAGTTGCGCGTGTGAAAGGCCGCCTTTGTTGAGCAGTGCTTCGATCGCATCGGCAGCGCCCGACACATCATCCTCGGTTGGCATGCCAGCAAGCATGTCGGCAAAGATAAGCGCCGGGTGCATGTAAGTTGGGTATCCTGACAAGTCCTTACCCATCAGAACTGCACCTCCTCGTATAGGTCGACCATCGAGTAGCACAATTCCACTATGGCAATGCCCCCGTTCTGCTCACCGTATGGCGCATAGGAGCATTTGTGCGTGACGTTGATGATGTACAACGTACTACCTGATTGGTAATGCCACTCTTTTGTCTTTATGTCCTGATACCATCCAAACTCCTCGAGTACGGCTCCAATATGATGGAGTACGCGTGATAGGACATCTAGCTCTACGCCTAGCACAACGCTAATCCTGCACCCCACATCAAGCGAGTCATCACGTATCTTGCGCACTCCATCTAACTGGAGCGCATTGGCGGCGGCGAGGTCGAATACGGCCGCGGGTGATTCACACTTCGTATCCATAGCAACCCCATTGTACCCGGGTGGTGCAATATATGCAACCCCGCCTATATAGGCTCCATGCCGCGCACAAAAATCGCACTACCCCTCCCATCGGAAAATGGTGGGGGTGCGGTTAGGGTTGACACCATCGATACCGTGGGCTAGACTGATAGTGCCAGCTACGAGAACCCTTGTGGGAGTTGGGCCGGGCTCCGGGAAACCGGAGCCCGGAAGCTTTTTGTGTGTTATAGTGTGGGCATGGCTGGCTATGTTGAAGCAGCGCAAACGAAGCTAGCACACCTCAACCACGCACATAAAGATAGTCTATCTCATGAAGTTTACGTTGAAGGCAAGTTAGTAGCGCTTATCCGGTCACATGGACCATCGCGCACCGTATTTATCGAAGCTTTCAAGGATGGTGAACAATGCCTTCACGTAAGCGTGCAACTCAGCAATGAGGGGGATATATACGACATCAAGGTGTACAAGCTTGGCGGCGGGTTGCAGTTGGTTGGGAACGAAATAACTATCCTTGATAGTTGTAGCGTTGAGTATATACGCATCGTTAGTGGTGGCCCGCCACCGGTGATGACGGTCAACATCAGGAAGGTTGCGCGACAGCAAGAAGTTGCCTCTGTGCTCATCTCCTACCTAAGCTAGTGGTGGTGATGTGCAATGTGCCAGCTACAAGGTTTTAGACTCCTCCATAGCCAGGACGGCGGAGTTGTTCGCCTCAGCGCCCATATGGGCCAGGACGGCGTACTATTCCGCGAGGAGGGCCCTAATGGCGAGCTCGACATCACTATCGATGGCAAGCTCATCCTCATCCAGGAACACGGTGAGGGCGAATACGCAAGCATAGACATCAATGATGACGGAAGCGTCGATGTCGTTGACCAAAGCAACAACGTAATCGCTCGAGCCAATGGCGCTATCGTCATCAACGGCACAACGACATACGTTCTCGTCGTGCGCCCATCCGGTCACACTATCACCGTGGATCGCGACGGCATCTACCGGGTGTCGGCAAGCTTCGGCGACGGTAGCCCGGTAAGCACGAAAGCTATCTACGGCGACGACTCCATCTTCATGTCACGTGACAAGGTGGCTTACACGTTGGATCGTGAGCACCTCTTCGTATCGGTTCGCCTATGCGACCAGAGCGGGATAGCGCTTATCACGTTGCAAAGCACTCTTACCGGCGAAGATGCGACCCTACTAGCTACCCAAAATGGTGGGTTCATTCCAGCCGATGGCTCGGCTCAAATCGAGCTTGGCTTGGGCGACGTGAATGTGTACGTCAACGGTAGCAGGTTAACGGTGAGTAGGTCTAGCGCTAGCAGCGGCTCGTGTGGCGACATTAACATGCGATACGATGGGGAGTCGCTCCTGCATGTTATCCTCGACGAGCAACAACCCTAACCCGACCTGTCGAAGGGCGTTAGCCCTTCGCAGCGGCAACGTGCGCACCATGCTCACCAATAGCAAAGACAAGGCAAAGATCACCGTAGCTGACCACGAGCTCACCATCTATGCGATCGTTGGTAAACGCACCAACGGAAAAAGCGCCCTACTTATTGTCATAGGCGATGATAATGAACAAGACCAGCAGCTAGGTATACGCTTGGATTTTTGACGCTCGACAGTTGTCTGTTGGTTGGTTTGTCTTGGGGTTTTGTCGGCGCTTGTGTGGCTAGCAGAGGGGTGGCCTAGCCTTCGTTTGCTTTTGGGGTTGTGAGTTTTGGCTTTTTGCGCTTGGTGCTTGGCTGGGTATCGGGGTGCTTTATTGGGGGATTCTACGCTCGAGAAAAAAGAGAGTACCCCCTCCCTCTTCAGTTGCTTCCTCGATGGAAAGTGTTCTCTCCCTCACAATCCATAATCATTCTAACAACACTTCCCACATTCCTTGAGTCCCTCACGCTCAGGCTTGCTGAGCTTGGCCGCCCATAGGGTATAAACTTTGACTGAGTTCAAAAACGCTAGAAAATGCGATAAGCATGGGCTTTATGCGCTACGCAGCATAAATGCGATAAGCATGCATACTTTACATATGCATAGCGGAAAAATGCGATAAGCATGGGTTTTATGCAAGCCGTCTGAGCTTGCCTACAGCATACCCCCCTGGGGGCGCTGAGGGGGATAGGCTTAGGGTGGGCTTGCGATAGATACGCAAAGCTTTACTTTTGTATAGCGTCTTGGAGGGATTCTAGGAAATGCGCATAGAAAGTGCGTAGATATGCGTGATATGAGGGATAGAATGCATAAGTTGGAATGTGTGTTCTGGTGCACATATGGGCTTGACACTAGGGTAGCATATATGCTACCCTAGGGGCGTAGGGGGATGTTATGAGCAAGCGCTACCGGCAAATCTACCTTGAGCAAGCCCAGGCGTATGTTGTTACGGCCTGGAAAGATGGCAAGCGGGCCGAGCGTCATGTGTTTACCCGCTACACTGATGCATCCGCATGCGCCGATGAACTGCTAAAACGATATGACGACGTACGCATGGTGTGCCCTGGTACTCCTGAGCCATAAGCGGGATAGGGGCCTTTGGCCCCTATCCTACCCCCCCTATCCTACCCCCTCATGGCCGGCCGCCTTGACGCGGCGAGGGGGCTCCCCCGAGAGGGGGTCTAAGTGCCGGCCGGGGACCTTGAAAGCCTAGCCCATGCGCCGCCCCGCCCATGCGCGTATGCCCCCGCGTATGGGCATAGGGGTAGGCTAGGGGCGCGTTAGGCCCATACGCGCGTAAGCGCGTATGGGCTAGGGGGTAAAAATGACCTGGAGCGAATACTCACGCGAATACGAAAAACTAACTAAGGCTATCCAGGACGCACTTGCGGCGCACCTTGGCAAGGGCGCCGCCAAGCGCTTGGTGTCCGCCGGCGAATCGGCGGCGCTGAACACCCTAAAGGCCTTAGACCCGGCCAAGGGCCGGGAACTGGCCAAGGCGCTTGACGCCTTGGCCGCCCAAGCGCGTAACGTGGCCTTAGATACGGCCACGGAATACGCAAGGCAAGCGCTTCAGGCGCGTGAGCGATACGAAAAAACGCTCAGCAAGCTCAACGCGCGTTTTTCGAGCAAAGGCGATAAGGTAAGTATTGCCCTAATGGGTAATACTTACACTTTTGTAATCAAGGCCGGGGGGCGCTTGGAGCTCATCCCCAAGACCCCACGGGGGGCCAAGGGCCCCCGCCGGCGCAAGTAAGGCATAGGCGCATGGGCTAGGCTCAGGGGGCGGATTATCCCGCCCCCTAAAATAAACCCGGCAAGCCATAATCATCATAAACATTTTTCCAGGCTTGCCGGGCGGCGCGAAGGCCGGAGTGAGTCCAAGCTCCGGCCGGGGCCGCGGTTGCGCTTGCATCCCGGCCCTAAATACGCGGCCTAGTATTCGGCCGCGTATCGCGCCGGAATTTTTGAACAAATAAAGCGGGACTCCCTACGCGCTTGCCGCCGGCGCGTAGGGGTTTAGCGAAACGGCGGTGTGCCCCGGTAGGGGGTGCAAAAGTAGGCCACGGGCTTAGGGTCCTTGCGCTAGCCCGGGCATATGCGTGTACATGCTGCCATACGTTTAGTATCACGCCGCGCAACATATGCTTACGCAAGCTCGCCCGGCTACCTGGCTCCGGGTAGCCGTAGCCCGTGCTAGCGCGTAGAGAGGACGTGGCAACCCCGCCTATGGGCGGGCGGGGTTATGGCCGTGGCCGGGGCGCGTAGCGATATGCGCTAACGCAAGGCATTGCGCCGGAAAAGACTTCGTGCGCCCTAGGTGGACCACTGCACCACCCGATTGGTATTTGAACCGGCTAGCGGGTGGTGTGCAAGTGGTCTACCGACTCGGGTGGTGAATGCAGCCCGAGGTATCCCCCGCGAATCCGCCCCGCCTTGACGTGGCGCGGGGGCTCGGCGCGTAGGCGCCGCGAAGAGGGCGGAAGCCCGTAAGTCCTGACCCGCATGGGCAGGCTGGGCAAGGGGGTATACAATGCTCAAGGGCATGCAAGTGCAGCGCAAGGCGGAAGTGCGTGGGAACAACGTCAAGCTTCGTTATATCATCGAAAAAGATGGTGCATCGCATGGGATCTTCAACCAGGGCGGAACAAACAACGGCAAAACTGGCGTACTAAACCACCTTTTGGCATACGAGCTCGCAAAAGATGTGTTTCCAAGCCTAACCGAGAGGGAAGTGGTCGAAGCGTTTGGCGAGTTCTACTTCCCAGATGGAACTTGGCTCGATTCTGGCGGCTACTACTATTCTATTGTGGCCACATACAAGGACAAAAACGTGATCACACAGGTGCACCGTGCAATCTTTGATTGGCTCCGTCGCGGCATAGAAGCAGCCGCGGCGCTTGAAGAGCGCCGCGGGCTCGAGCGGTGGCTCTGGGAAGAAGCCACCTTTAGCTTGGATGGACGGAGGGTTGGCTAATGCGATACAGAATCGTTTACCGCGCCCCGGGGGTTCTTCCCCGGGGTACCAGGCGGGAGGAGTATTCCTCCCGCGACAAGGCAATGGCCCGTGCGGTGGAGCTAAGCCGCGCGGGGTACATGGTCGAGGTCTACCCCGTTTACCCGCGTCCAAACGGGCGCGAGTGGCGGGGTACGCCCCTACGCCTGGAGCCTAGGCCGGCGTAGGGGTGATAGGGCATGGCCAAGGTACGCCGCTACCCCGCCCCGCCCAGCAAGGGGCGGGGCTACTATCCCACATGGCTCGAGCGAGACGCCGGGCCACTGGGCAAGTTTTCGTGGCGGAGGAAGTAAAGTACCCTCCGCCACGCAAGTAAGCTCGAGCCCTGGGACTTTGGCCCCAGGGCTTTTATTTTTTTGTTTTTATTTTTGAGCACACAAACCTAGTTTCCCGGTCTATATTTCCGCGCGGTGTAGGCCGGGGTTTTGCAGTTTACGCGCGGGCATGTGACTGCGAAGGGCAAAGCCCTTCGCAGAAAGGAGGATGAAATGCCAAAGTATATGGTCACCTACAACCAGCCCGGCTACCTCCCCGAGTCGGAACCCATCTACGCCGACTCGGTGGAGGAAGCCATCGAGGCATATCGGCATGTAGTTGAAGACATCCTCGAGGCTGGCCCACTCGACACGGCCGGCCTCAAGGAAACCATCCTTCGCTTTGGCGGGGTGGCTGGCACATTCGCCACCCCCGAAGGTATCTGGTACGCGGTCGACATTGACCTTGTACCGGAAGGCAACGGAGGGGGTGAGATTTAGGTAAAAATCTTAGTCGGCTCGGGGTGTTGCCTGCACCCCACTAGGCGGAGCCCTGGGGTTTGGGTCATATTTGGGAATCATTTTAGCGCCAACCCTAGGGCTCAGGAGCTTTTTGTGCCTTGCTTATCGCATTTGAACTCGGTACAAAAATCCATTTTTACCAAAGAATCGCTCCAAATAACTCATTCGCACGCGATTTTCCGCGTGCGCATCGGCATTCCCGCGCTCCGGTCGGGCGCGGATACGAGCTCGTGAAACACTGGAAACTTTTTAGGGCTTGTATCCGCCCTAGGAGCGATTGGCATTTTTCGCGATAGGCAAGGCAAGTGAAGAAAGAGCACAAGCGTGAAACATATGGGGGTTCGAGATGCAGGCTAAGGTAGTCGTCAAGCGGCTTGAGGACCAAGAGGTCCTAGAGGTACAGCACGCGCCGAGCGTGCGCACGCTCCTGCACTACGCCCTCGCGCGGGGCGTGGATGTGGGGTTCCCCGTCGCATCCGGCGGGGAATACACGTTCGAGCTCCTAGGCGATCGCCTTGCGCATGTGGTGCAGGGCGATGCTGAGTTCATGCGGCAGCTTGCGGACCTGACTGCCTTGCTGGTTTTCCGGCTTGAGGACTGCATGCCCGAGTCGGTACGCAAGCGGGCACGAAAAGCGTTCGCTACTGAAGACGTCGCTCAAGCGGTCTGGAACGCCTTCCGGGCGCTGCTGGACGCGGGGTTCCATGCCCGCAAGTGGTGCCCGGAGAAGGTCGTGGAAATCCTGAAGGAGGGATAGCGTGCGGGTGAATGTTCATGTACATGACATGCCCGAATACGGGCTAATCTCGGTGGATTGGAAAGACGCAAAGATGGAAAACAACATGCGGCAGTTGCGTCTCAAAAGACGGCGGATTTGGTTCGTCCCAAGCAAGCGCACCACCGAACGTCTCCTCGACGCCATCCGCCAGCTCCTCGACGCTGACCCCGAAGTAGACCAAGCCGCCAAAAACGCCGTCCTGGACGCAATCAAATCGGCAAAGGGCTGGTGGCTCGACCTGGACAACAACACCATTGAGCTTGAAGTGAGTGGGAGGTGATTTTTGCGATGCCCAAGGCAAATCTCGAAGTCAAGGAAGCCTTGCGGTTGATCCGCAAGCTCGAGCGTAGGGTCAAGAAATCCCTTGCCCATCGGGATTCTGCCCTCGCCGAGCTCGCCGAGGCTCGGCGGGCGATCCAAGAAGGCCGATGGGAATGGGCAGAATTGTTCATCCGCGATGTGAAGGAGGCGCTCCAATGGGCCAACCGATAGCTAATCTGGCACGAAACACAAAGGTCAACCGAAGGGGTAGCATATATGTTGCCGTGGCAAAAGCCCCAGGCTACCCCGCGTTGGGTTATCCCAAATGGTGGGATGACCAAGATGTAATACGCGCTTACATTGTTGACTTGGTGCAAATAGGTTTGGTGCATCTAGTGAAGGGGGGTGAAAGTGGTGAAGCGTTATATCTAGGTGGGGAGTAGTGGTGATTAGTGGTAGTAGGTCTAAAGGCGTTTTGGGGTGTGGTGAAGTCCCGTTCCGCTGCGAAGGGCTAACGCCCTTCGACAGCAATAGCTAGTGGGAGGTGAGAAAATGACGAAAGATCTGGTGCTCGTGAATTTGTACGACCGCGGCCTTCGGCAGTTCGACAACTTCCTCTTCGCTATCTTCAAGCGCGAGGAGCTAATCAAGACGGCTAAATGGCTTCTGCAGGCGCACAAGCGCTTGCAGGGCGTTGACGAAGTGGACCCGCTCACCGGCGTGATCTTACGTACAGAGAATCCGCTCGTCATGTTCGAGTACGCGCCGGCGTTGAGTGAGGTAGTTCCCGCTCCCGAGAAACTTCGCGAAAGCATGATCGGCGTCTCAGAAGAGACTAAGAACCGCATCCTCGAGCTCGTGGAGCAGCACAGGCTTGCGTTGCCTGTCGCGCTAACGCATATGACGTACTATCCAGAGTTCAGCACGAATGGCATCATCGGCATTGAGGCAGAAAGTGAGTACAACAACCTTGCAACGATCTACGTTGACAAGGACTACTTCATGCGGTGGATTGGGGGTGATGCGAATGAAAATCAATAGGTACGATAACGGCGAACTCGTTGTGGAGATCGAATCACCACAACTACTACGAATCTCGTCTGAGACAGCGGACGAGGTTCTTCCGGTTCTGGTCGTCGATAGCAACACCATCGCGATCGATCGCATGAAAGTCACTTTGCGCGACGGCGACGCGCGGTCGATTGCGATGGAAATCAAACGCGCCGACGAAGCCGCATACCGCGACCTTGCCGTTCAAGCGCGTATGCCACTCATCGCCTACGTGGCGTATTGGTGGAGGCCGCAAACTACCGAATACGAAATCATCGAGCGCTTTCGCCATTTTTGGCCAAACCTCCCCGACGAATACACTCTTGCATTTTTCGATTTTGAGCCAAATGAAGACGGGTATGTGATCGCGTACCCGGATAAATACCGCATTGTCTTTGACGAGGACCGCGATGCGTACATTGGTATCGAAGATGGCGGGGGCTACATCGCTTCGATCTGGCTCCCGCCGCGGTTAGTGAGCGCTTACGTGTTCGAGGGTTCACAGCTTCTACCGGCGGGCTTAGCTATTGGCATGCCAGAGGGTAAGAAAAACCGGCTTGGGCAAATCATCACTTAGGGGGGTGAATCCTATGGGCAAGGCGAAGTTGTACCTGGTCGAATTCCACAACGACAAAGGCGAAAAGCTTGGTAAGTACCGCTACGCAACTTACGAAGACAACCCGCTCAACCACCACTTCTACGACAACATGCGCGAGTACGCTGAATACATCATTGGCAATTACGGCTCACGCGCCGAAGTGCAAGATCTCGGAGCAACGGAGACGCACGTGCACCCGTCCATGCTCAATCCATATGCGCGGGATGGGCGGTGGCCAGACTTCATCCCGAACTACGGTGGCATCATGCCGCGTGGCGACTTCCTCATGGTTACGCGGCACCGCGATTCAAGCTTTGTGGAGAACTGGGTATTCGAGCAGTACGAAAAAGCGCTCAAGGCATTCTGGCCATATGTGTACGTAAACCGGGCGTCGCACTGGGCCGTGGGATGGATGGAGCATCTCATGGTGTCACAATTTGCGCCGCCCGACGTGCTTGAAAAGATCATCGAGACCATCGAGGATTTTCCGCGCGACACCATTCCGAACGAAGACGAGTTCTACGAAGCAGTCCACGAGCGGATCGTTGAGGTGTGGGAAGAGATGACGGCAGACGAAAAGCTCGAGTACCTCCGCAAATCCGCGGACGAGGGCGAAATCGACCCGATTCCGCCGGAGCTCGAGCAGGAGGTGGAAGAAGACTGGCATACCGATGCAGTGGACAAATGGCTCGAAGAGCAGGGCAAGAAGCACTACTTCACCTTCTTGCCCTCCGAAGCGTACCACCGCATCGAGGAGGATTACATCTGGCACTAAGGAGGTGGCAATGCGCGTCGCAACGGTGGCGGATGATGGGATTTTCATAATGGCCGTGGGCTACATCGCCCTTATTCAACGCGATGAGGGCGATCGTCCATACGGTATCACGATGGTAGCTGAGTGCCGCGAGCATGGCGAAATTGTGATGTGGTTTACTAGCGAGGAGAGCGCTCGCAGGTGCTTCGACGAGCTCTTAGCGCGGGCGCAGAGTAGCCACCTCGTCATGCTAGATACGTTGGCCGCGATCCACGGCGGTAGAATTGATGTGTTTTTGTAAGGAGCAAGCATGTTGCGCCTAGCAAGGAAGTTCTTTAGGAGTGGAAGGAAGTTCATCTATGTGATTCGGGTTGATATACCCAACCCGGATTGTTGCATTCCAAAAGTGATTATTCGCGCATTCATTCCTAGCGAGTTTGGGTTGGATGAATACGATTCATCCATTGACGAGTTTTTGTTCGAGTGGTGGGAAGGGGGGCCAGAGGGAGCGCAAGAGATTACGGAAGAGGAATTCGCAAACAGTGTGCCCGGTGGTAGAGAGTTGGTGGAAAGGGAGCAGCAAAGGCTACTAGAGGTATTGTAAATGCCCTTCGTGGGCCATGAAGTTGTTCCAGTGGGGAAGGTGGAAGCATGTCGCTCAAACCATACGGGGCAATCCTAATGCAGGATGTCGGTAAGGCAGACTTGGCATTGCTCATCATCGCCAACAACATTGTATTACCCAAGGTACGCGCGTTGCACAAACGCGCCAAGGAGCTTCTCGGTGAACGCGAGATGGACGTAATGCTTTGCGAGCATGTCAAGGGCGGCATTGTTGCACTCGTGCGCGTTGTGCCGTTGTGGGTCATCGCGCGGCTAACGGATAACAACTTTGCTCAGTTAGACAAAAACGAGCTCAATGTGATTCTCGACATTAGCCTACACGCTGGTGATCTCTTTGGTCCATCCAACGCGGAGATTGCCGAGCTCAACCAGTTGCATAGCCTCACCATTTGCCCAATGCATCCGATGGGCATGACCAAGTTGGTTCTCGAGCTAAACAAAGTCGACGATAATGGAGTGGAGTACATAGAGGAGCTAGTGGCCACGTTTATCGTGGAAGGGAGGTGAGTAATATGCCAACCGTGCAAATCCCTTTGCGTGCGCAACTAGTGGTCAACGGGAATACCATCGATTACCCGCTTCTTAGCGTAGCCGTTGACCAGCATGTGTGGGAGAGTGTTGCAAAAATCGTCAAGCGGCAATGGATCGCTGGCATCGACAAAAGTGCTGGCACCGATGTAGCAATTCGCTTTCCGTTGCTTGGGGAGTTCGCCGACGAACTCGTGGATAGCTTGATGCAGTACTTGCGCGAGCATTGGGATGAGCTTTCCGTTGAGCAGGTGGAATCACTCATAAGGCAAGTTAGGAAAACGCCCGCAATCGAGGTGAAGTTCGACATCGATGATACCCTTGGCGGCATTGTGGGGTACACCACGCTTAGGGTGTCCCTGTAATAGAAGGAGGTGGAATGATGGAACTCAAGAAGGAAATGGAACGCATTGCGGAGGACATCCGTGAAGCGTTGGAAGCGCTCGAGCGAGTAGTGCAAGGCAATGCAGACAGCAACGATGAGCGCACGGTTCGCGAGTGGCTTGACGTGCACGATTGTAATGCTGACCTCTTTGAAGCCTTTTTAGATCAACTCCTCGACATTGAGGTACATGAAGCATACTCGTTCGCCACGCGCAATCGCTACCCGCACGAAGTGCACTTGGTGCATGGCGTGGGCGGGCCAAACGTGCGTACGATCGTCAACACAAATGGTGAAGGCGTCGTGCGCGTGGCATGGGGAACCGATGTCGTGGAGTTGCCCATTTGCATCTCCGAAATCACGGACTACATCCTCACGATGCAGGGGGACATGTAATGTTGCTCGGCGCACTAGATAAGGAGGTACGCAATGGGTAAGCTATACGCGATTGCAGCTGGATTTAGGGACGACCCTGTGGCTTTGTTGGTGCCGCGCGAACAGTTTGACTACGCCGTAACGAAACTCATGGAGCGAGCCAAGCGGTGCAATGGCCCGGTAGCAGAAAGCATTGGACCAATCGATGCATTTGTGCTCTATGACATCTACGACCAAGCACCACGCTTGCCGGCATTAGACGAAAAGAGCATCATTACCGTAGATGGGCACCACGTGCAACCAGACATGGAAATGCAGGAAGTAACGCTTGTGCTTGATGGCGATAAGCTCATCGTGTATGCCCATCCAGCATACAGCGCAGATGACGCGCTATATGCGGTCTTGTCCATCGAGGAGGTGGGAAATGCTACCTCGGCGCACTAGAGAATGGCTTTCCCGCGTCATCGAGTTCACGCTCAATAATGCTGAAGTAAACAACGAACAAGCAAAAGCAATTGACGATAGCCTCGTGCGAATCATCGAAGAGTCGCCATCTTTCGCTATTCGAGACATTGCGCGTGCAATGCGTTATGCATTGTTCCAATGGCAGAAAATGGGCAACAAGCTAGATCCATTCGGCCAAGGCCACTTTGGGCTTCACGCGCGAACGCGATTTTACACGCTCGCAAAGGTGCTTGATGCACTACTCGCCGAGCTAGCTTATCCGTCGTTGGGTGAGCTAAGGGATAAGTGGTCGGATGAGCTCGAGAACAGATAGGAGGTGGCAAGATGGCACAATACTTGAACTGGCGAAAACTCGAGCATAGCGAACCGTGCAAGTATGCGTTTGTATCGCCACCGCCGGCGTTTGATGCGGCAGCAATGAACTGGGAGCGCATGCAACGCTTAGAGGTCAGTGCTAATGCCGCCACTTTCGACGACATCATGGCTTTGGCAAGCGTGTCGAGCGAGGTGGTGCGCAATCAAATTTTGCAACGCGCTCTCCGGCTACCGTTGGGCGACATCGCTGTCTTTCTTGCACTCAGTGAAGACATTTACTACGGCGGCGAAGGCGATCCATGCTCCATCATCAAGGAAGCAGACGACCCACTAGAGGCAGAAAATGATCTCTGGCGACAGGTTGAGGTCGTGACTACTCGCGCTACCGCCATAGTGGTGGTCCATAACCACCAAGCAAAGCATGGACTCGAGAAACTCATCGAGGAGCACGATCCATACGCTAACGTGCTTGTTCTAGCCGGCTGGAAGGGACTCTACGCATGGATCAAGGATGAGTTTGATTGGATCTTGCAGAGGGGGTGATAAGCATGCGGTTCGATGAGTTTGTTGCCAAGGTGGAAGAGGCCATCGAAAGGAAGTGCTCGGAAGCACCGGTAGCATTTGACATCTTCCCGGAGCTCAAAAACGATCGCACATCCCTTGTGCTACACGTTGATGCAGATGGCGCATACGTCGTGACCGTACATGAGTCGAGCGGCACGCCGGAATCCGTTTGCTTTGGCCGTGCCGTTGAATACGACATTCCAAAGCTACTCAAAGGAAGCGAGCTTTTGCACTTGCTGCGCCAGGCCAAGCCGCTCGTTGAGCGAATCATTGCCGGCATTGACGAGTATTGGGATGGCTCGCGGTGGCGTGCGCAGTGGAGCGACGACGCGGTAGCCGCCAACCGCGAACTCGAGCGCTTATTCGTCGAGAAGGTCAACGAGCTAGAATGGGCTACGCCCGTCGACGAGTACGACTACATCGAGGACTACATCAACCACTGGCATGCTGGACATGCGGAGCGCTTCCTCGATGAGGTAGAACGCGCTGGCATCGAACGGTGGGTTGAGGAAACCGTGAATGAGGAAGCATGCAATGGATTTTTGCTTGACGGCGAACTGCTGATGCGGGCAATTCGTGAGCTCAAAGAAGGGAGGTGGTGGTAATGGTGGTAAGGCTTATCCAGGTGCGTGAGCGCGATGGACGTGAGGAGGTCATCATGCAAAAACCGCACCTCGAAGAGGCGGCCATTGTGATGTCGATGCTCGCCGGCGAGTCAACGCACGAGGGTGCTCTGCATGCGCTCAAAAATGAGCATGAAGCCATCGTGCGCGATGGCGAGTTTGTTTACATTGCGGAGGTGATTCATGAATAGAGCGGAGATTGATAGAATCGTCGAGCTGCTAGACAGGATGGGTGTCGAAGTTTTCGTTGACGATGATTTTGCAACGATCGCTTGGGGCACAACCGAACAATGCGCCGTTGTGCCCTATACGCATGATGACACCCAGGTAACGCACTGGATCTCAACGTGGCGCGAGCCGGATCTTACGCCACGCGGGTACTGGATGTACGAATCGCGCGATGGCGTATATCCGCTCGAGGATCCCGAGCGGCATGACACGCTCATGGTGAGCGAATACATCGATTGGCTCAGAAAAAACGTTGGCAAGTCCACCGCTAACACCGTGGCGCTACGCATCTACAAAGATGTGTGCGACACGGTGTTTTTCTGCTTGGGGAAGTGAGAGCATGGCGCGATACGTCGCATGGTTCGGCCATTACGGTTTTGGACCGGAGGAAAGCATCGAGGGAGATTTTGACGAGGTGGCGCTGTTCTTAGACCGCGTTCAGCGCGAGAACGGCGTCGCCGATCCGGTGCCATTCACGGAAGATGCCATCGCTCAGAATGGCGGCCGGATGATGGCTTATGTGTACGACTTGTTCGGAGATATGCTCGAGCTTGGCGTAGAGGAGGTGGGAGATGAGTGAAAGCAAACGAGAAATGAACGAAACCCTAACGAACATCGCCCGCATCGTCGCTGAAGCCACCGGCTTCGACGGCGAATATGCCGTTGAAATCGATACGAGCGATCCGCGCACATGGGCAATCGTCGCTCGGTTTGGCGACGAGGAGCAGCTATTCTACATCAACACACTCAACGAGCTTCAGGAAGCCGTCGAGGCAATGGTGGAGTGGATGCTCAAGAAGGCCGGCGGCAACATGCCGCCGTCGATGGTTTGGGGAAACGTAGCTAAGGCGTGAGGGTTCTTCTTGGCATCGTTGTCGGCCTCGGCGTGCTAACGTTGGCAAGCTACATCATGCCAATCGCCATCGCCATCGTGGCCGCCGAGGCCATTTTTGAACTCATTGAGCTGGGAAGGAGGTGGTTGCGTGGGTCTTTATGACAAGATGCGCGTCATCAATATGACGCCGCATGTGATTAGGATTAGGGCACTAGATGGAAGGATCGACACGTTCGAGCCTAGCGGAAAGCTCATCCGCGTCGATGAGGATGTGGCGACGTATATAGCCCCCGTCAACGATTACGACGCCGTGCGCAAGTGGACAACCACGCTCACGTCGCAAAGCAAGCAGATCTTGCGCGAACTCGAGGGCGACGAGCCGGTTCTTGTGCTAGTTAGCTGGCGTGCTGGCGAGCTCATCGAGAAGGCGGGGGTCGTTTTCAAAAATGTCGTCATCGCCTCACCAGATACATCGACGTTCTTCATCGACGAGGGTGGCAATTTAGCCGTTGAGCGTATCACCATTCACTCCGATGGGAGGCTCATTGAATGACAACGAGTAGGGCCATTTCGCTTTTTGCGTTTGTGGTGATGTTCATCACGCTTATAGCCTGGCCAATGGCTAAGCGCTACGTTGAAGCGCATCCGCGTCCTAAGCACTACAACGAGGACATTGTTCTCATTGCGGATGCGCTCGACCTAGCTAATGAACGTCTTGAGCGCATGGGAGAATCGCTCCGCCAAGCGGAGGAAGCACTCGAGCTTGCTTCACAAAAACTCGACCTGCTCGAAGACGCCCTCCGCGTGCGCCAGGGCAAGATGCAGTGGATCAACGCTGAGGTCACCGCGTATACGCCGTACTACGAATCAACGCAAAAGACTCCTAGCCACCCAGCATTCAACATCACAGCAAGCGGATTGCGTGGTGGATTCGGCGTGTGCGCGGCTGATCCGATTTGGCCGTTTGGCACGGTTTTTTATGTACCAGGGTTAGGTGCTTGCGTTGTCCTCGACCGCGGTGGAGCCATCCGCAACCACCGCACAGGAGGGCGGCACGCGATCGACTTCATGGTTGCGCCGGAGTGGTTGGACCGCACAACCGCAGTGCGCATCGCACGCGAATGGGGCCGTAGAAGGCTAGCCGTGCGTGTGCTCTATGTGCCATAATGGAGATGCTATGGACGTGATGGATTTGTATCACCAGGTACGCAAAGCTGATCGGAACACGTTCCTCGGCATGCTCAAGGAAGCCAAGGACGAGGAGCTGATTGCGATTCAGAACGTTCTCGAACTGCTCCGCGTTGAACTCGACGGAAAGCTCAAGGCGAAAGCGACCCTCGCTGAAAAGGCAAGGGTAGATGGCGACAACGATCGTCTGAGCCGGATTCTTGAAGAGATTAGCCAATTGCAAACCGGCATTGGCTGGACAAAGTGGAAGGAGGTGGCATTGCGACATGAGTTTGAGAGGAGGTTCAAGCGTGCTGAATCGCTTGCGGAACAAGTCGAGCAATATCTCCTCAAGCACGCTTGATGGCCAGGCCGTTGTACTTGCGTCGTCGGCGGAGCTAAGCACCGATCGCTTCGCCGGCGATGTGATCGCACAGCTAATCGATCGGTACGGCGCCGAGGCAACCGGGGTGGTGGAAGCCATCGTACAATCACGCATTCCAGGCTACTACCCGCATCTGCACCGCCGGTACTTCGTGCGCCGCTTGGAAAGTGTCTTCTCGCGCCCTAGCGACAAGCGGGCGCAAGCAGCGATGGCGATGCTACAGCGCATCGCCTCGCATGTGAAAGCGGGGGAGGTGGAGATGGCATGACATTGATGCAGCTTGCTAGTCGACTCCAAAAACTTGGCCTAAAAGTTGTTAAAAAAGACGGTGGCTTGTTGATTTCTTTCAATGGCAAGACCGTGCGCGTTGACCAGCCCGACGAAGAACAACTTCGACAGATCGCCAACAAGCTCGTTGGGCGTGGGTACGGGAAAAAGTTCGTCGAGGCGTTCCTCGGACTGACACCCATGCACCCGTACATTGCACACGTATTCGAGTCGACGATCGGATCCTGGGGTGACGTGATCACCCCAGAGGATGCGAGGCGGCTAAAAATGCCACCCGAGGCGCTCGTCGAGGGTAATTTGCTCCTTGCCTACGCCATTGGCAGCGAGGTGCACATTCGCCTCGCGTCAGCGGTAAGTAAAGCCCTCGAGCGCTTGGGTATGCGCGAGACCGGTCCGGCGCGAGCAGCGCTCGCCGACGCCATCAAAAAGGCTGGCCTCGATGAGCCGTACCACATCGAGTACGGTCCTGGCCTTCGCGGGCGTGGTGAGCGTTTCGTGATTCGCGAGGGAAAGCTCAAGGACATATGGGAACAATACATTGACGAGCTCGTTAGCCTCGGCGAAGAAATCTTCTCCTCCGTCGAGGTTGAAGTTGCCGACAAAGACGTGATCTCGGCGATGGCCACGCTCATCGAGGCTGGCGTGGTCAATGCCGATGGCGGCATCAACATGAACAAGTTCCGCCGTGTGCTCGAGGAGGCAAAGCGCCATGCGGTGCCCGCGGTGCGGTCGTGACATCTATGCGGATGATTCCCACTGGGGACACGGCTCAACTACATGCCCGATACGCGCATTTGCTACTCTCGATGACTTCAAGGCCGAGTTTGCCCCTTGGGGCATCGACTCTCCCCGGCGCTTGCCCCGCGAGGCAATTGTGAACCACGTCCCGCTCATGGTGGATCGGGCGCTTGCGCTACTCATCACGCAAGCGCCAGAGGATCTAAGGCGGCAAATCAAAAGGATTGTCGGGAGGTGATAGCATGATGTGTGAGGAAAGGATCAAGGCTGGCAAGAAGATGATGGAGTTCTTGGGGTCGCTGTGCCGTGAGCAGTACATGGAGTACCCGTTGTGGTGTGCATTCAAAAGCAATCGCTATGGCATCGTAGAGTTGATTGATGAATTTAACAACGCAATGCGCGAGCTCGTACATAAACTAGATGCATCATTTTGGACCAAGAGCCAGTCGTTCTCCATCAAAGAGATTACGACTATACCAGAAGGAAACCACCCCCTCCTTGCGGCTGCTCGTCAAGTTCTAGAAGCCGAAATGTGGCGGATCATCTACAACGCGCTCCAATTTGTCAAGCCAAAGGGTGTGAGGCTACAGCTTTATGTGCACCTCACAAACAAAGACCGCAAGCTCAACCTAGAAGTAAGGGTTGAGCCGAGGTGGGAAGGGGAGGAAGCTGAGTGATTCGCCTAACGGCCAATGGCCCAAAGGCTGTTGGTAGGCGGGATGCCGTAGCGCTCGACGCGCTCGATCGGCGCTACGGCATCTCCGCCATCGTGCGGAGGATGGGATGGCCAGGCTACATGCCGGAGGTCATCCCAATCCTCCGGGGTGCTGGGCTCAAGGTTGAAGCCCCGCTCGATCTGCTTCGCCAGATCGACCGTGAGCTCTCGCCACTCAAGGGGTGGAACGGCAAGGAATACACATGGCTAGATACCTGGCGCAAATTCCACCCGGAGATCGAGCGGGTGCGCAAGAAGCTCGAGCGGTTTGAGCTTCACCCGTTTGCTCGCGACGATGTGGCTGAAATCGCTGCCACGCGCGAGCAGGCGATCATCGCCTATGAGCCCGGGCTTGGGAAGACTCGCACTTCACTCGCTATCGCCTATGCCTGGGGTAGCAAGCGCGTGCTAATCGTCGTTCCCGGGCGCTTGCGTGAGCAGTGGAAGCGTGAGATAAAAACATTCTTTGGTGGTAAACCACCTTTTGAATACGCCATTCTTAGCTACGAGCAACTTGTTCGCGAGGAGGACGAGTTCGCTCGGTACGATACCGCTATTCTCGACGAAGCACATTACATCAAAAATCCCGAGACGGAACGGTTCAAGGCAGCCATGAAGCTTGCCGCCACTAGGCGCATTGCGCTCACCGGCACCCCGATCGGCGGATACGTTGACGACCTCATTGGAATTGTTAAGTGGATTACGGCTCAAAGGCCTTATCTTGATCGCCTTGGGCCTGACTTTCGCGAGCGGTTTAGCTATACCAATGGCTCGCGCCGCGCACCGGGCATCAAGCTTGCCGGCGTCTTGCGCGACAAGCTCGCGCATATCATCAAGATCCGCACGCGCGAGGAGCCCGAGGTAAGCATTGCCAACCAAGTGCCGAAGATGCGTCTCATTCGCATTCAGTTCGAGCGCGAGCTTCGTGATTTTTACTTGCAAAACGCTCGCAAGATTCGCGAGTGGTGGCTGTCTCTTGAAAATCCATCCGAGGCAAAGGCAAGGCTCGGCATCCACCGTATCGTCAAGGCGGCAGTGTTGCCGCAGTCGCTATCTGGATGGGGTGCAAAGGAAACGCGCTTACAGCGAAAGGTGCTCGAACTCGTTGAACAGCACCGCCATCGCAATCCAATCGTGATTGCTAGCCATATTGACGTGGCGAAGTTCTACGCCGACCGGCTTGGCGTCAAGGCGGTGACGAGTCGCATCCCGATCAAGCGCCGCCAGGACATCATCGACCAGTGGCGCGAGCATGGCGGTGTGCTCGTGGGGACCATCGGAGTGCTCGGCGAGGGCTGGAACTTCCAACACTCCGGCACGATCATCTTCGCCGAGCCGGATTGGAAGGCAACACTCATCATCCAGGCAATCTTTAGGGTGTTGCGGCCGGGCCAACGTTGGCAGCCTGAGATCATCTTTGTTAGCTACGCGAATAGCGTGCTAGACTACATGTACGAGGTGGTTGCCGAGAAGTCGAAGGCCATGACCGCACTCAACCGTGGCCAAGACATCAAAGGCCGCATGCCGTCCTTTAGGCATCTCATGATGAAGCTCGTTGTGGAGGCGCAAGGTGAACGTCGACATCGTTCGCGTCGCTGAACGGTTAGGCGTAGCCCTTCAGCCTAGCGGCGACGAATACAAAGGGCTTTGCCCGATTCACGTGGAGGACACGCCATCGTTCTACGTCAACCCCGAGAAGGGCGTGTTCTATTGCTTTGGCTGTGGAGCCGGCGGCAACGCTATCACGCTCGTTGCCAAAGCGCATGGTATTAGCAACGCTGAGGCCAAGCGCCTCCTCGCCAAGTGGTTCGGCATTCCGCTTGAGGGCAAGGACGAGACGGCGATCGAAGCGGCCAGCCGGCTCGAGCGGCTCGCCGAAGATTTCCACAAAGATGTGGACAAGGCTGTGGATTACCTCCACCGCCGGGGCATTTACGATGCGGATGTTATTGAACAATTCCAGGTCGGCTTTGCTGAGCCTGGGTACGCGAAGGATTTGCCGCACGAATTTGCCCTAGAACTCAAGCTCATCACCGATAGCGGTTTCGAGACCCTCGCCAATCGGGTGATTCTCCCGATCCACACTGCAAGCGGCATGGTCATCGGCCTATCAGGACGTGCTATCTCCGATGACGTGCAACCGAAGTACATGACAACGAGCGGTTTCAACAAGGCCGATGTGCTGTACGGCCTGCATGCCGCTCGCGACCAAATACGAAAAACTGGACAGGCAGTCGTAGTGGAGGGGCAATTTGATGTGCTCGCCCTCCACCAGGACGGCATTAGCAATGCAGTGGCCGCACTTGGGTCAAATCTCATGCTCGAGAATGCGATAGCGCTCAAGCGTGCTGGCGCCGAGCGTGTAATTTATCTCGCCGACGGCGATAAGGCTGGTATAAAGGCGATGTTGCACGCTTTCGAGGTGTTGTCGTCGATCGGCTTGCGGCCGTATGGATACGTCTTCCCCAAGGGCAAGGACGCCGCCGATTTTGTTGGCGAGCTTAACAAAATTGTTAACAAGGCATTGCCAGAGGGCGAGATGATCTTTGAGCTCGTTTGTCGCAAAACATGCGAGCCCGATGAATTCATCAATGTGGCCAGGAAAGTGATGAAGCCGCGCGGCAGGCTCGACCCCGCCTTCCTAGCATTCGCGCGGCGCGCTCATGAGCGCTTTGGATTTAGCGAGTCCGACCTTTACCACGCTCTCAAGAGCACCAAGCGCACGCGCAAGATCGTGCGCAAGGTCGCAGGTAGCACCAACGGCGAGCGCAAGGCGTGCGGTACTGTGGCCGTGCGCACCAAGGAAGCCGAGGAGTACGCTCAAACGCTCGGCGTTCCGGTTGAACGAGTTGGCGATGACGACGGCAAGATGTCGGTAGAAGAGGAGATGGCCATCGATTTCGCATATATATGCATTCTCCGGCAAAAACTCGAGGAGGCGCAACGTGCAAATGACTTGCAATCCGCGTGGGAATTGCGTACACTCATTGATGTATATGCGTCGAAGTGGAAGTGATAAGTATGAAGTTGCTAACGAAACGAGAGCGAATCCGAGAGCGACTCGAGAAGCTTGGCGTCAACGCCGACAAGGTATTTTTGTTTGCCGATCAGCATAGCGCATTAGTTGCAATGGAAGTGATACCATCCACGGTGCTCGTGATTACGGCCGAGGATTGGCAGCTACGGGCGTACCCGAATGGCAAACCAAGCCAGGGGAAGTACGCGTGGAAGGTGTTCGGTAGTGGACCGGCGTCTAGCCTAGAGGAGGTGCTCATGTCGTGATCATCAACACGACAGCCCTCGACACGCCACGCGGCATCAATATGGACGAGGTGGTGCAGGCCGCCTACCTTGGCATTCCAATGCGCGACCTAGCGCATAAGCTAGGTGTCCCTCAAACGATGCTAGGCCGGTGGTTAGGCCTACACTTCCCGCAATACACGCAAGTGCAGCGTGGCACGAGGGAAGCGTACCGCGCCATTGAGGAGTGGCGCGAGTTTCTCGAGAACGTCGAGTTCGACAATCTACCGGAGGGAATGCAGCACTTCATCGGGATGACGTTCCCTCCGTATGTTTGGATGAGGGAGGATAGGCTATATGACCACAACTGGCTAAGGAACTTTAGGTATACGCTATACCGCGATAGGAAGTTTCTAGAGCTCTATCTAAAACGCACAACGGGTCAACTACAAGAAAGGGAATACACCTACGTGTCGCTTAGGCGCCGCTGGGGTACAAAATCCCTAGCGGTCATGGATCTGCTCTGGGGACTCATCGAGCCCGGCTCCCGCGAAGAAGCGCGTGCTCGCAAACTGTACGGAGCCGTGCTCATCGAAAAAGGAGGGTTGTACGGTGCTAAACAAAAGCCACCTAAAACTGTTAAGGAACTTCACCGACTTTGGCTTAGTGAGGTTCACGGTAAGCGATGGATCGATCAGGTTAGAAGGAGCTCGTTTTACATATGCGAAGATGGGCCAGACCGGTGGCACCTCCGTTTCCGCTATCGTCGACGTGGGCGCTATCGCGGACGCTATTGGCACTTTAGGCAGTTCGGAAACGATTACCTTGCGCAACTCAAGCGTAAGGATCGAAGGCGCGGCGGGGTACGTAGACGTGCCCGTAGTCCGAAGCGAGATCGTGACGATGAGTGATTTCGACTACGGCGAGGTCGAGTGGAGCGACGGCGACGATTTGCGCAAACTGGCACTATTCCACAAGATTACGCCAGCCAACATCGACTTCCATGCATACTTCATCGCTAGTCGTCGCATCGTTCTTACAGACGGCTACGTGCTTGACTTTGCCGATACCAAGCTTGACGGCGAGATTGCCCTATCCATGAATTTCATCGAGCATGCCAAGGCGCTATTTGGCGCCGCCAACGAGCTTGAGGCCGCCATCGTCGATGATGGTCTCCTGGTCAAGGCAAAGCTCGACGACAACGCCGAAGCTACGGTGCTCATTCCGCGCGTTAGCGCGAAGATCCCGCCCGTCGGGCAGATCATCGAGACGGCCACGAAGGCCCAAACGCTCGCCACCTTCGAGCCATCCAAGGCAGCCAAGGTGGTACGGTACATCGCGTCGCGGCGCCCAGAGCTCGTCGAGCTACGCGCCGACAGCGAAGAAACGAGGATCTGGGCTGTAAAGGATGGGCACGAGATGCAAATCGGCATCGGCGGTAGCGGTGACGGAACGCTTCCGCTGCCGCAATACATCTACCAGAGCCTCGTGAGAAAGGGGGCGAAGAGCGGGGAGGTGCGCACGATCGAGCATAAACCTGGGGCAGTCATGGTTGTAGTGGCGGACAATACCGGGGTAAACTTTGTATCAGCGGTGAACGTTGGAGGTTAAGGATGGCACCAGAAGCGATTAGGACTAAGTGGGATGAGCTCACCGAGCCATTCAAACCAGAGGACCACGAATGGCTCACGAAGAGCAAGTCGCGCGACAAGCGTAAAGTCATGCTCGTGCCGTACATCCGCAAGCCGGCCATCATCGAGCGGCTTGTGAGTGTGTTTGGCGTCGATGGGTTCTCGCTCACAATCGACACCCCAGTAGTACAGAGCGTAGTCAACAGCGATGGCGTCGAAAGCTACATCGCCTACACCAAAGCTACGCTCTCGCTCTCGAAGGAGGGCGTAGTTTTTAGCGACATTGGCGCCTCCACGATTGGCTACGATCCCGAAACGGCAATCAAGGGGTCAGCCACAGATGCGGTCAAAAGGGTGGCCAAGCTCATCGGCATTGGCCTTTACCTCGACCGCGGAGGCGACCTAACCACCTGGGTGCCAGCCAACGAGTACGGATACCCCGAGTGGTATCCGTTGCTTGTCGTGTACGGCAATCGGCCGTATGCCGTTAACCCAGATCCAGAATTCCCGACCGGCAACAACAAGGGTAAGCGGCTCTCGCAGGTGGACCGCAAGACCCTTGAAGCTGCTTACGACTGGTTCGAGAAGAACGAGGACGCCAAGCAAAAGCAGCTTGCGTTCTTCCTCGCGCTTGCGCACAAGCTTGGGAGGCTATAATGCGCATCAACTACGGAATCGAGTTTAGGCTGGCTAGCGACCCTCGCACCATCGACACGCGCACCGGGAACGTCATGCTCTCGCTGTTTGGCATCTTCTCCAAGCGCAAGAAGGTCAATGGACGGTGGGAAGACGACCCGCGCTACGAGGCCATGAAAGTTAACGCCATTGCTTTTGGCGATGTGGCCAACGCGCTTATGCAACTAGGCTTGCGCAAGGGGGACACGATCATCATCACCAATGGCACCATCGCCAAGCCACGCAACACCCAGTACAACGACCTGGAAATCATGATCAACGACTTTGAGCTCAAGGATGCCGGTGAGCGCGGCAGCAATACCAATGACGCGCCCGTAGGATCCGACGAGGCATTGAGCGATCTTCCGTTCTAGGCGTCGGAGGTCGACGTGCGCGATCCCAAGAACGTAGAGCTGGCCCTCATCGGGTCAGCTCTACTTGCCCCACATATCCTAGACGACATCCTCGTTCCAAAGGAGGCGTTTGCCTACCCAGCGCATCGCGAAGTATGGCAAGCGATTCTCGCGGCGCATGAAGCCGGCGAGGCGGTCGATCCGCTCATTATCCAGGAGCAACTCGATGGCACTGCCGCTGAAGCGGTCAAGGCGATCCTTGCCGAGCAGAGCTTCTCGTCAGCGCACTACAAGCGCTACGCCGAGGAAGTCATCCAGCTATGGCAGTACCGCCGCCTGCATCGCGTAGCCGTCGATGTGATAGACCAGGTGAACGCCGGCCAGAAGCCGCCAGGCGAGATCGTGGAGTATGGCATCCGCGAGCTCGAGGCTATCGTGGATCAAATCGGTGGCGATGATGAGGAGCTCGTTACGTCGGATATCGCCGTCGATCCGGTTGTTGACCTCATCGAGCGTGGCGGCGACGTAGGGCTCTCAACGGGCTTTCATCCGATCGACGAATACTTCACCCTCAGCAAGGGGGCATTCGTCATTCTGGCGGCTAGGCCGGGTATGGGAAAGACCGCCCTGGCTGACCAGATCGCGGAGAACGTAGCACTTGGCGGGCACGCTGTGCTGTTCGTGTCGATGGAAATGCCACGGCACGAATTGCTTATTCGCCGCATCGCGAGGCATGCGCAAATCCCAATCACCGACCTCCGGCATGGGCGTATCAAGACGGATGACCAGAAGCTTGCTATCGAACAAGCAAAAGAGGAGCTCAAACGACTCTCGAACCTTTACATCTACGACAACTCATCGGCCACTATGGCCCAGATTCTCGCCGCCGCTCGCAAGATCAAGCGCCGGCGTGGAAGTTTGGGTCTAATTGTAGTGGATTACATCCAGCAGATGATCGAAGGTGGGGTGGAGGGCAACACGGTTCAAGAGATGACAGCCATTGCTCGCGCCGCCAAGGTAATGGCCCGCAAGCTAGACACCACCGTCCTTGCCCTCTCTCAGCTTTCCCGCGGAGTCGAGATGCGCAAGGATAAGCGGCCGCAACTCGCCGACTTGCGTGAGTCTGGTGGTCTCGAGCAAGCTGCCGATGTGGTGGCCTTCATCTTCCGACCGGCTTACTACAAGGAAGATCCAGAGCCGGAGGAGATGAACCTGGCCGAAGTCATCGTGCGCAAGAACCGACAGGGCCCGCTCGGCAGCGCCATGCTTCGCTTTGACTCGCCGTTTGCTAAGTTTTATGTATAGGAGGTGGTTTGATGCTAGAAGTATCACTCATCTTCATCGAGGCTAAAGGCAAGGTCGTCTATCAGCCGTCGCTATTCCCGCTTCCCCTACTCTACGTGGCGCAGCTTGCGGAACGCCATCTGATCGAGGTGAGCCATGCCTGGGCGCCGATCCCGTGACAAGGGCAAGCGTGGCCAGCGCGAGTTCGTCAAACGTGTGGAGGAGGCTGGCTTCAACGCCATTGACCTCGGCAACTTGCAAGCGTCTAGTACGGTCAAGGTGCCAGATGTCACCATCGACGACGTGGCGATCGTCGAGGTGAAGTACCGCGAAGCATTCCAGCTATACCCGTCGCTCGAGCAAGCCATCGAAGCTTTTGGCGGGTACAAGCTCCGCAAGCCGTGTGCGTTTCCGGTGGTGGCCCATAGACGCAACTACAAAGACTGGGTGGTAGTGTTGCGCCTGGAAGACTTCTTCGAGCTACTCCGCGCCTATGAACTATCACGTTGCTAGCTACTGCATTCCAGTCATTCTCGACGCACCCGGCTACTCGGAGGTCATTCTACCAGCGCCGAACGTCATTCAGCAAATCGACCGGGTGCGTTGGACGGTGTTCAACACCATGTGGCTACCGCACAAGCGGCCGCACTCGCTCGTGCGCTTCGTACACGCATTCAAGCGGCACATCATCATCGGGTTTGAGCCGCTCGCCTACTGGCGGCGACCTTACATGAACATCGTCGTTGACGATCTCGCACTTGGGTCGTCGGCGACGATCCCTTTGTGCGTTGGAGCCATGCACGATATAATCGACCTAGGAGAGATGGAGTGCAAAGATGGTGATTGGACAAAAAAGTTTAAAAGAGTTGGCACCAAGTATCGGCTACGACTCCGATAACGTTCAGCCATCCAGTGTTGATTTGCGCCTTGCGGGGGAGATCCTCGAAGTGCCTAGCCCAGCTTTTGACCAGGCCATGATCCGGGCTGCCTTTCCGCGCCCGAACATCGAACAGTTCAGGCAGCCAGTTAGCGCGTCCAAGCTATACGACAAGCTACCGGAGCATTGGCGTAGACTAGGATTGCTAGAGCACGCTTACCATTTCGATGTACCGGAAGGCGAGGAATTCCTCTTTCTACCGGGATTCTTTTACCTAGCCACCACGGTTGAAAGGTTGCGCATTCCACAAGGCATTCGTGGCGTTGCTTACTTGCGGTCTACGCCAGCGCGGAATGGCGTTGACCATGCCACTGCCCTCTATCTTGACCCGTGCTTTGAGGGCAATGTCACTCTAGAACTCATCTTCATGCTGCCCTTCCCCGCGCAAATCGGCAGCCGGCTCATCCAGGTCGAGTTTGCCCGCGTCGAGGGAAGCGGGTGCTACCAAGGTAAGTACGCCGGCCAGGTAGGACTAACGCCGGCGAGAAAGGATGAGAGGCCATGACGGTTGATCAGATTTTGGCTATCGGCTTTTCTGTTATGCTCGTCGTCGTTGCACTTGCTATTGGTATCGTCGAGATCATCGACAGATGGAAGTGCAGCGATAAGTAGGGGGTGTGATGATGAAGTTTAGGTTGGTGGTAGATGGAGCGCCACTAGAGTGGCGCTCGTCGCTAGCAGATGCGCTCGAGGACGCCGAACGCGCTAGCCGAAACGCTCGCATGTACATCGAGCGCGAGGACGGCGAGCGTATTCCTCTATACCGTGTCAAACACATCACTATCACCAAGCACGTCAAAGGCAACGGACAGCCGCCAGACTTCGAGATTGCCTTTGACCCGGAGCAGTTCCCCGACGGCGTGCACGAAGGTGAGGCATGGCACGCGCTCTACCAGCATGATGAAGCGCGTGGCTACATCAACGTAGGCTACGATCCGGTCTTGCGTCGCATTGACCGGTGGACGTTCTACATGGCGACCTACTCGTTAGGAAGTTAGGGGGTTTGTATGCAGCACAAACTTGTGGCTTTTGATATTGAAACCGCACCCACGACCGACGAGAAGGTTATCAAGCAACTCGCTGAGCGCATCAAGGCGCCGGCAAACTACAAGGACGAGGAGAAGATCGAGCAGTACAAACGCGAGAAGCTCGTTGAGAAGGTCAAGGAGACCGCCCTCAACCCGACGTTTGGCCGCGTTGTTGCGTTCGCCGTCTACGATGGTGAGCAGACGATCAGTCGCACCATCGTAGACTTTGACGGTAGCGAGCGCAAGTTGCTAGACGCACTTGCTACAGCGTTAGCAAACGCATATACAACCCTCTCTCCTAAGCGCGGCAACTTCATCGTCGGGCACAACATCATTGGCTTCGACATCCCGTTCGTTATTCGACGGGGCATCATCAATGGTTCTGAGCGTGTGCTCAAGCTCGTGAGCTCGTCGCTGTTGCCCAAGCCGCTTGAACCGGCATGGCGTATCGAGCACGTCATCGACACCATGCTGGCATGGGGCAAGCCATATGCTAGGCTCAAGGACATCGCCGGAGCCCTCGATTTGTTAGATGGCGCCGAAGACGACATGGATGGTGGCGACACCTTGGAGGCGTTCCTTGCCGGCAACATCGATTTGGTGCGTGAGCACGTCGAGAACGACGTTGTGATTAGCTACAGGGTTGCTGAGAAGATGATGGGGGTGTTCTGGTGAGCCATAGAAACGCCGTGTCGATCGTGCCAAGTGGGCGTGATCGCTATAGCATTGCATTTTCGTGGGCAAATGACGCCCCAGAAGACGTTCGGAGCATCAAGCAGGTCAGTGTCTTGCGCGAGCGACTCGATGACATCTTCGGTGATACGCTTGACATGTACAACCCAGGTGATCCTTACGAGGTCATCAAAGCGCTTCAACAGTATCTCCGCCTAACATGGATCGTTGGGGGGCCTGATTACGACGCTTGGGTTGAGAAGGCATTGCCCTACCTAAAGAGTGTGCGCACAAGAGACATGCTCGAGCAAGCAAAAGAAGTACGCCATAAGTTTGCCGCATTCTTGCGCGAGCTTGACGAAGCCATCGCGAAGGTTGAAAGCGGAAAGGCTAACCGCATCTACGTGAAGCCATGCTCGCGCGACGTTTACACATGGAACGAAGAAGAATGAGCCTCGATAAGACTCTCAAAGCCCTTAACCAATTCTGGCACGGCGATGTAAAATGCGAGCATATCATTGATGCGCTTGCAAGGCAACGATACGATGTGCTGGCGCTTACAGGAGCAATCGCTGACATCCTCCCGCTTGACGACTTCATCGACATTGACCAATACGATCGGCGCACGCTAGTGCTCGCCAAGCTCGTTGGGTGTCCAGAGCGCCTATGGCTACTAGATGCAATGCACGTTGAGTTATACGGCAAACTTGCCACGGATCCGCTAAAATCGCAATACACCATTGCCGGATACGACTATCCGCGCCCAAGCCCTGTGTGGCTTCACGCGGATGATCTTAGGTACGTCAAGGTGGACCGCATGGACATGTTGAGCCTCACTAGTGCAGAGGTGAAGCTCGCCAGGCGCATTCGTCGCATGAGCCAAGAGGAGTTCGTACAAGCCGTGGAGGACATGCGAGGCAAATGGGATGTGCTATACGAGCGCATCAACTACGTGTGGTAGTCTACCAAAAACAAAAAGGCGGGGGTGCCATGT